TCAGCAAGCCGATTTGATGATGTAAGTTACGACCCCGAACACATCGAGAGTATCCTCGCTACCCACGACTATCGGCGAATATGCAGGGTTCATTGGGTTAAGCTGAACCCGTGGATGCAGCTGCAGCTTCTTAACGGTGAATTCCCCATCCACAGCAGCAATAACGATATCACCATGAACTGCTGTCCTTGAGCTATCCACAACCAGAAGATCCCCTTCCCCTATGCCGGCGTCTTTCATGCTGTCGCCGGCGGCTTTGACAAAATACGTCGCACTGGGGTGGTTAACGAGCAACTCGTTCAGATCGATACGTTGCTCAACGTAATCCTGTGCAGGACTTGGAAAACCACATTGCACAAGGTCGCTGTACAACGGGAGCAGCATGATCTGACGTAACTCAACGGGTGTGTAGAACGGCATAATAGACTCGCTCACATTAATACTGTTTTTATATACAGTAGATTCATTGAGAGATCTGATCAATACAGGTTCCAGCTATCGATCACGCCAACCGACGCAACTATATGATTTTTATGCAGATGTAAGATAGTTATAGGCCATCTTCATGTTAACTCTAACACATCGGCAATCTGATAACAGACGCTCTAGACTACATAAAGTAAGCTTCATATTCCTTTTTTCACTTTTGAATCGGAAAAGTCAGCAGAATCGGCATATTTATGGCAAGAGAAATTTTACATTGCCATCAATAAATCAACTGCTTCGGGTGACATTAGTGGTTCTAAGTTACTGTCAGAGTTTACTTTTTTAAAAAAATAACATCCCGGCCGATATAAAAAATTTACGAATTTATTTTTCTATTCATCTATTGACTAAAGGTAAGTGTGAGCGTAGAAATAATTTATACTTAATTGATCATAGTAATATAATTAGCATAAATCAGGGGGCATTACTAAATTCATTAAATAATATAATAGCGCACAAAAAAACCTATACCATTCAAGTTGGAGTTGCTATGAAAATAACATTTCGTTCTAGTTACAAATCAATACCAGCTGGTATTCAATTCAATATTACTGACTTTTGCGTTATCACAGGCAAGAATGGAAGTGGTAAGACTCATCTGCTTGAAGCTATGACAGATAATAACATAACAACAATTATAGACGATAATGGGCATTCCATTAGCAGCATTCAATACATTAGCTTCGGAAATCTTACACCACAAATTGAAGAAGCATATAATCAAGATCAAATTAACTCTAGTGTACAGAGACTCTGGGGTGATATAAAATCAGTACAATCCAGAATTCAATCAAATGACACTCCAAAAGAACAGCAACTTGACCATATACTTAGGACCCAACAATATCCAGCGGTAAATCAGTTAATATATAAAATTATGTCGAACACGTCAAAATCTATAGACGAATTGACAGAAGATGATGTATTGTTTAATATGGAAGTCCAAAGCCAATATGGAATCTTCGCAACAAAATTAGCTGAAGTTTTTAAAACTTATCATGAAAGATATATAAGAAATGACTTTCGAAGATATCAAAATGAAAGACGCGATACACATTTTTCAACGCTAACTGATGATGAATTCATTGAAAAATTCGGTCCAAAACCTTGGTTATTAATCGATGAAATAATAAAAAAAGCTGGATTACCTTATATTGTCAACCCCCCAAAAGAAAACGATTATGAATCAAACTATTATCTTTCTCTAATTGATATATCAGATAGCACAAAAGTAGGGATACAAGATTTGTCAACTGGAGAAAAGGTTCTTCTGTCCCTTGCTATTGCCATCTATAATTCTGAATCATCATCAGGGAAGCCGCAGTTGCTATTAATGGATGAACCAGATGCATCGCTTCACCCTAATTTTTCGAAGAAATTAATTGAAACATTAAAAGATGTCATTGCAGATAAGGTTGGTGTAAGAGTTGTTATGACAACACATTCTCCGTCTACAGCAGCACTTTGCCCTAACAATTGCTTATTTGAAATGAACAAAAATAAAAAAATACCTGAAATGATTAGCACTAACAGTGCTATTGAGAATCTTACTGATGGGATACCATACTTCAAGATATCACTTGATAATAGATTGCAAATATTCGTAGAAAGCAAATTTGACGCAATATATTTCGAGAAATTATTCTATATTGTAAAAAGAATTAAAGATATTGATTACTTGCCAATATTTCTTGAACCTCACAGTGGCACTTCGAATTGTACAGACGTGGAATTTATTGTTTCTCGACTATGTGAAGCAGGAAATGACTTAGTCAGAGGGATTGTAGACTGGGACGGTAAAAAAATCAAACAGCACCCTGTATATGTGTTAGGATGCGGTCGTAGATATGCGATTGAAAACTATATTTTAGATCCTTTCTACGTTGCTATTTCTTTAATTCGCGAAAACAAACTTAGCTTTAATTATTTTTCGATACAAGGTATGGAGACGTATGTCGATATAAATAAAATAACAAAAGACGAAATCCAGATTATTACGAATAAAATCCTAACAGATACAGGCATTAGGCTTGAAAATCAAATAGCCTGTTCTCTACTAAATGGATGGCAGGTGCTTTTACCAGATTATTTTTTAAAAATGAGAGGCCACGATTGGGAGGAGTTATTAAAAAAAACCTTTAATCAATTAAAAGCCGTCAGCATTAACAATAACGATTCAGGTCTTAAGCTTGGCGTATTACGTTCCATTTTGGAATTCCCTCAGTTTTTATCAAATGACATCCTTGATACTTTTCTTGAAGTAAACCAAAAGGCATGATTTAATCAATAAACATATATTAAGACAGGATTAATAACCCCATCGGAAGCTTATAGCTTCCGATGAAAAATACCAACCACAGTCTCACACAAAAAACAGGAAATTTAAAATTTCATTTATTGCTAACCAAATTAACCTTTTAATCAACTGTTATTAACAAACCAGAATTGCATCCAAACGTCAGCCAAAATATTACAGGCGAATGTATAGTCTGAAAAGCTGGTTGACACAACGGAGTAATAATCAAGATCCCATAACTTTATCTGACCATTCGTGTTGGCTCCGCCATATTCGTCAAAAGCATCCATCATACGTTCCGCAGCCTCCAGACAGGAGTTATCGCCAGAATGCAGAAGCGGATACAACATAAACGCCACCGTTGATGGCACTCCTCGCCGTGATTCCGCCGTACAGTAATCCACCTCCTTTAATCCCCCGTAACCAGAAATCGCATTCAGGGCAAACGTCGTCATATCAAGCACCGACGTGCGACCTGTGATCCGGCAACCAATGAGATAGTTGTTCCAGGCGTACATCTGGTAGTGCAGATACATGCGCTTCGGCACGTTCTCGACAACGTTATCGGTGATGATATTTTTCACCCCGGCAAAATACGTCGGGCTGGAGAACTGGCCGTCAACCATATTCATAGCAGCTGTATAGTTACCTGACGGATCGGTGCCGGTGGCCACTGCCATCGCCCATGCGCGGAATGCCGCCGCATAAAAGTTGCTGTTAGCTTTACCCACCCCGCCAAATGCCGCGTAACAGTCAGACGCCATCCGGTCGATAGCCGTTTTAAGATCGGCCTGTTTTGCCACGTCCCCTTCCTGCACTGCCAGCTGATACAGCCACCATAACTGCGGCAGAACCAGCCTGGAGGCAAACTGGAGAGACTGGTAAGCCTCAGGCGCGCCAAGGTGAATACTGGCGATACCCGCGCCACCGTACTGAGCCAGAGCCCAGGACTGAAATTTTGCGTAAACGCCCGCAAACGTTCCTGTGCGCAGGTGCAATAGCCGAACGATATCCCCCGTGACGGTATTGAATGCCCCATTCGCATTGTCCGTTGCGCTGGCGTCGTGGTCATTCCATGAAGAAAGCCCACAGACAATATTTCCCAGCCGCGACATTAATGCTGCCTGGCGAACGCGGGGGTACACGGAAGACCGGGCAGCAAACCCAACAACTGGATTCAGTTCGACATCGGAGAGTGCAACATTGTCCGTAACCGGCTCATTCAGATGGACACTAAAGCCGACGGTCCACGTCCAGTTTTTTGGTGCGCCCAGGGTTGTTTTAGCTGAACCATAGATAGCGCCAGCCTGCCAGCCACCGTCAAACCGCAGGTAGGAAGTCGTTGCCGTCAGTCCTGCCACCGGCGGACGGTTACCCAGCGTTGCATTCTCTGCCTCATCACGGATGACATCCCCTCCTGCCCAGCGGATGGATACGGAACGGGAGACAGCGTTGTCTGCCCAGATGGCGTTGTACTCGTTACGTATGTTTTTGGTTGCCGTCGAATTCAGCTGAAGCCGGGTCATGCACCCAAAAAGTACGTTTGCAGCCATATCCGTCGTCAGTCGCACCGCCGCATCAATCTGGATATAACCATTACGGAAAATCTTCGTACGGTAGGTGAATTTCAGCAAACCCGCCGATATTTCCTGATTATCCCCGGCCACACCATTCGTAAACGTGGTTTCGACTTCCGTAAACACCGGCCCGTCACTGATGACTGCATACTTTGCATCCTGATAATTCACGGCGAAGATAGACCAGGCGCCAGCTGAAAGCTTGATCAGCAGCTGCTGGCAAATTGCCGTGTACGTCATGCCGTCCCTGTTCAGCTTGTAAGGGAGCCATCCTACGATGCTGTCAAAGCGGACCTGGGTTCCATCATCCGCTGTAACCAGAAAACTCGTGCTCGTTTCCTGAACGGTGTGATTTACCGATGATGCTGTCTGCTCTGTCGGGAATGCTTTGATGATGTACTTTTTAGCTTGTCCGGCGGCAAGATTATCCAAGATAAGCAGTTCACCGCTACGAAGAGAATCATCCCCCCAGTAACTCAGGGTCCGACCACGGCGGGGATTAAAGTCCGGCTCCCCGGCCCACTGGCAGGGATAGACTTGTCCGTCGATATCCGTCACCACAATACATTTGTCGTTTGGAACTTCGCCGGCCTTGAACTTGCATTTCACCCTGACAGGGCGAAGGCCGGTTGCAGATCCACTGTTGTTCTTTACCACCGCCTCATAACGCTGGTAAGTCGTCAAACCATCAGAAGACATTTTCGCTCCGTAGAAATTTCCTGTCAGAGTGACAGCCGTATCGGTGGTCAGTGAAACCGCCCCGGCACTGGCCCGGAAAAGATTACTGAAAGGCCGGGTGGCAACTGTTGCGCTTACCTGGCTGAAAACATATCCAGCGAGTTTCTCAGTGACATACTGAATAACACCGGTAGTGGTAAGTGCATATCCCGCCAGGACGACATCAGCATTCATGACAGCCATAATCAGACTGCCGGTTGCCGCTTCATAGGTAATCCCCCTTGTCGTTCCGCTATACAGGGTGGAGGGGGTATAGGCTCCGAAATAGTCGGTTCTGTCACGGATGATACGGGTTGAATCAGCGGGCAGCGCTCCCGGAAGAGTGACAGGGATTTTAAATATCGTTCTTCCCGTGTCAGTATTGACAGACAGGCTGTAGATTCCAACAGGTTGTAGAACAAAGTCGACATAGGGCGAATTAATGGTGTGCCCGGTTATAGATTCACCTTCCAGAAGAGTGACAGTTGAAGCTGTACCTGCTGCATCGACAAGACTCATAACAGCCCGGCGAATATTCGCCGATAGCGATAATTTATCGAGGCTGAAAATACTGTCACCGGCGAAATTGGCGCTGAAGTTGACGGATGAACCATAATTACCCACTGCCCCAAGGTGGTATTTATAGTCTTTGAGGGCCGTAACCAGGTCCCTGTATTTATCGGTAGCATATCGGGCATTCTGCGAACGAAGATCGGCCGCTACTGCACGGGCCAGCATTGCGCCGGTATCCAGTACCAGTTTTTTAGTGATCTGAATGGTAGCGGTGCAGTTCTGATCTGTTGCCACCGTGATATTTCCGGGTTCGGCAAAAAACAGGGTGTATTCCGGAAGTTGTTGCGTCACGGTCGATTTTTGGCTAAGTATCAGGTCCCCGTAGGTTTGCCAGAAATAAGCCTGGGCACCGGCAGCCGTATTCTCAAACCCTGCGCTGGTCATCTCCCCCTGTGCCACGACAATACGAACAACACCTGTAGCGGCATCAAAAGTAATGGTATCAGCGGTATAGGTATAGGCTGCGGAGGCAATACCCACAGCAATACGATTTTCTCTGTCACGCAATACCCTGGATTCGGATGTGGAATATGCTCGGGGAAGGCGCATTGTGCCTTCCAGTACCCAGGTCGCTGCGGAATTGTTACCAGTGACGCTGTTGATCAATGCTGAACGAACAGATACATCAAAAAAAGGAGTGCTCAGCACACCATCGGCAAGGGATTCACCGTTAAAAAATCCACGCCGGAATAATGTTCTTCCTGCACCGGTAATCGTCAAAATACACGCAGCGGTAGCAAAGGATGTCGAAAATGAATGTATGTTAAGTAACGTCATGTCAGCACAGGTCGCAGAACCATTAAGTACTGACGATCCACCTGCAGCAAACTGGCCGAGATACTGACTAAAGTCTGCGGCCAGTGCACGGCGTTCCGGCATGCTCATGCCATGTAACAGCGCCTGGCGTGCGGCAGAATCTGATGCAAGTCTGGCTGAAATAAGAATGCTGTTATCAACCGCCCCCTGAGATGGCATTTTCCGCCCGGTAGGCTGCAGCGTCCCGGCAACGTTCATCACCTCGATTGCGAGCGCGCTATCGTCCGGGCTGCGGTAATACGTGGTCGAGCCCACCGGAATATTCGCGATATCCGCCTGGGCCGCTGCCAGCGTCGCGTACTGCTTACTGAGCGGGATCAGGTTCTGCCTGACCTCATCGTTTTTCGCCATCATTCCGCGCCAGGTATCCAGATCATCGCCAGCGCGATCTGGTTCAGTCAGCGCAGACCCATTGACCAGCTTATCCAGGCGCTCGGCATTATCGAGCAGCACAGCGGGAGACGTACTCCCCAGCTCCGGGTTAAAGGCCATGTTTTTGCTCCAAAAAAGGCGTTCGCCCAAACGAGGGTTTAAGCGAAAGAAAAGTTGAAAGGGATTTTTTTGGTATTACGCGACGTCGCCGGGGTATGTGGCGTCGTCGTACTGGTAGAACGATTCCAAGTATTCTTTAGCGGTGACCTGGCAGGTTCCGTCTGACTGCGGGGCGATCTCCTCTACAATGGCGTCGTAGACGTGGCGCGTTGAGCCGCAGAACACCAGGCGGATCGGCTCGATGGTTGCCGACGACAGGTCAACCTTCATCGGGTCATCAAACTCGCTCAGGTGCGGGACTGACAGCTGAAAATCACCCACCCTGCTCGCCACCATCAGCCCGGATGCAGAGCCATCCTGATAGCGGATCAGCGTTCGGGGATTTTCGAAAGACCAGTCCAGCGGCTCCGTAACGGTGAACGTTGTCACGCCACTAGCCGTTGTCATCGCCTCCACCAGACAGGAAATCGTGTTGTTACCCGGAATATCATCCGTGAGCACAATGCGATCGCCCGTGTTGTAGCACAGCGCGTCCAGCTCGGTAGTGGTCTGGAACGTCACCCGCTGCTGCAGGTATTTCATCAGGCGACGCATGCCGATCTGGTAGGCGTGATCCTGATTCAGTACCCCATCGAGTTTGTAGTTCTCGATTTTCACCGGCGTGGGATTATCAGGCGTCCGGCATTTAACGGTCTCCTCCGCCCAGGTAGTCCCGTTGATGTATGTCACGTCGACGCCATCAAAATCATCGTCGGACGGTACGGTAAATCCGCTCTGCAGCTCCTCCACCATCTCATGCGGAGTGATCACGCCAGTCCAGGGCTTAATCCCCTCACGGTTGACCGTCGCCAGGCCATCACTCAGCAGAAAACGTGACTTCCCGGCATTGGCTATCTTCTGCAGCATTTCCAGCGCTGAGATACTGTCGCCGGTAGCAAAGTCGAAATACTCGCCGCGTGGCGTCCAGTATGCAGACTCCAGCACGTTGATGGTGTCGACATCCATCTCCAGTCCCAGCGAGTTCCCGACATGCAGCAGCGCCCCCGAAATGGTTCTGGCCGTTCCTGAGTCATAGGCCCGCGTGGCCACAACGTTTACGCGGCGGTCCGACTGAGCCGCCAATTTGCCCCCCGTCTCAACGGTCACCGCCATCAGCGACACGCCGGGATAGGATGAAGGGCGCGTCAGTAGTCGCCCGCGCAGTGCCTGCCAGTACATCGAATCCCTGGCGTTGTTTGAGCCCTGCTCATTGCGCCGGCGACAGCGAACCTCTACCAGCCCTGGTGAGCTGAGGGTGATCCGCTCAGTGAATCCCAGCCCGTTGACGTTTTTAAGCGCATACTCTCCCTGGTGACTCACCCACCCCGATCCGGAACCGTAGACGCGATACTGAATCTCCCACTCAACATGCCGAAGCCGCTTTTTCCCCTTGCTGTCAAAGCCACAGATGCCGTTCGGGAAGGAGAAATTCACCTCGAACATATCGACGGTCTCATTTTCAGGGCAAACCAGGAACGGCCCCAGCCAGCTCAGCGTGTCGTTAAGACCAGTAGCCTCATAGTCGATCATCGTCCTGGCGGTGAATCCCGGCCATGACTCATCAACGGCACCGTTAACCAGGCGCGCCACCGTCGCCGTCGTGCCGTCAGCTGACACAATCCGGTACTCATTCCCGCGGTGAGCAAGTGAAAGCCGTTGCACCCCCTCCGGCATGCCGGAAAAGGCCGGTCCCGTGGCAGAGTTATAGGCGAGTGTCACATTCGCCGTTACCGCCGGGCTGCCGCCGGTTGATGCCGTGCCGGAGGTGTAAACCGGGGCATCACCGAAAACAGCTGCAGGCAGTGAAGAGGACGTGATCGCCCCACCCGCGAACGGACTGGCCGCCTCGGTTATTAGTACGGTGCCGCCGTTGTCCTGCGCAACCAGGCCGGAGCCAGTGAGTCCCTCGGTGATAGCCGCCAGCAGTCCCGACATCGAGACGTAGTTAGCCACCAGCGACACCGGGTAGGTAACCCCCTGCCAGGTGATCGTGAACGTGCTGGAGCTGGTCGAAAAATCGTAGGTGGTCGGGGCCGCGCTGGCCTGGACTTTTGCCGCACTCCCCCCGGTGCCGGGCACTGCAGCCTGACCGGGGGTATATGACGCGATAAACAGATCGTAATCGACAGAGTTAAACCCCAGCGTCACCGGCATACCAACCACCGGCGCGATCTCCGTCAGCAGCTGGCTGGCGATAACGCTGTATCCAGCCGCCGAAGTGATCTGGTAGTTAGCCGGGGCTTTCAGTTCGACCACGGCGCCGGCGACCCAGCTGGGCGGCAGCGCGTTATCGTTCTCGTCATTATCGTCATCATCATCCGTATCCAGCCCCGTAAACGTTACGCTCGAACCGGATACGGTCATGCTGTCTGCGATAATGTCGTCTGCGTCCGGCGACGTCTGGGCCATGTCCAGCCCGGTGCCGGATGACGTCCCGCCCACTTCGGTGGAGTTGACCCAGTTTTCGCTGCGCTCATCGCCGGAAACGTCCGCGCCTGGTGGAAAATAGGTGATGTTGAAACCCGGCAGCGTTGAAGCTGGCGTACTGCCTACCCTGATATCGCCAGTGGTATAAATCAGTTCACCGACACCGAGACACAGCAGCATCTGGACGCGCATTTTCGTAGGATCGGCGGCATCGAACCGGGTAACGGGCTGGACCACATAATCCGGGTAGATACGCACCCGGCCAAACACCTCACGAATGGCATCACCGAGTTTTGCGGTGTTGGCCCGCGCCGGGTTCAGGTCGAGACTCCGCCCTGTGGATGAGGTATAGCCGCCCGTATCGATGTTGCTCATCAAAACAAGCGAATAGGCTGCAGCGGCAACGGAGATACCGACGCCGATCCACGCGATTGTGGCGGCCTCCAGCCCGAAGGGAACCGGATAAAGCCTGACATCACTATCAGGGCGAATCACACACTTAGCCCACTCGCCAGGCGGAATTAACAGCCCCTCAACCTCAACGGTCAGCGGTGGGACATCCCGATCCTCGTAGCCTTCAACATTTGCCACCAGCCAGCTGCGAATACTGGTTACACCATGCTCATGCGTTTCGAGTGGTTCACCGGGAAGCCGGGACGGGTAAAAACGAATGGTCATTGCCAGAACTCCACGCGAACAAAGCGCCGCTTAAATCGCGGCAACGGCAGAAAGGTGACGTTCGTTCCCGGATTGCATTCCGCCACGTGCAGCAAACCATCGATACTGACCACGATCCCCACATGGGTGACGGTCGACCCGGAATAGCAGGCCACCCCGGCCCCTTCGCAGGGTTCGCAGCGCTCCAGAGTAAGCATCATTCGACGCGCCTCCCGATCGAGGCCGCCGTCGTCTTTCGTGACCCCGGCAAAATCAGGCCAGAGAGGCAAGCCCAAATCGCTGCGTATCTCGTTCACAATGCCGAAGCAGTCGAGCTGCGGGTATACTCGCCCGCCCTTCAGCCAGGTGACTGAACGGTATTTATCAGGTGCAAACATGATGGATTCCTTAGCTGATATAACGCAGTCCTGGGAAGACAGGGAGCGTGTAGCGGTAACGCGGCCAGGCGGTATCGAGGATATTCATGTAGCCCGCAGTGATCTGAACCTCTGTCGCCGTCCAGGAGCCCGACTTGATTTTCAGCGTATACGGCACTGCCGCAGGCGCTGCTAAATCCGTATAGATATAACTCCGGTACGTCAGCCATGCAGGCAATCTGTTAGCCAGGGCATAGCGGATCGCCGTGGACACAACACCATCGATATTGCACAGGGCAAATTTCAAATCTTGCGTACCGTCCACATTGCGCGCCGGCAGCGCAATGTCTATCGCACAGGCGGTAAACGTTACGGTATCGCCGTTCTCCGTCGTTGCCGTGATGTTCTCGTAACCCTGACAAAGGTAGTGAACATCAGAGCCAATGGTGATCTGCAGCGTTTCAATGATCACCTCCGGGCCGCTGCTGGCGTAGAGGCGTTTAATCTGCGTCATGCTTCGGCCACTCCTTATTCAGCGCAATATCCAGCAGTGAGCTGCCGACGATCCATTCCGGGTAATTACCCCATGGGGCAGGAGCAAGGGGGCGCTCCCATAATTCAAGCGTTGCCGTGTACTTCCAGTAAATCGGGGCCACCAGCACCGGTCCCTGATAAATATCTGTGAAGCGGCATTTGTAAAACTTAATGCCCGCCGGCGTCTGCAGCTTCATCATGAACCACGCTGCCCCGTCAGATAACGCATCACGGAACCAGGACTCAAACGCCAGGCCCTGCGCATCGGTTTCCATAAACCAGGTGATGCTGGCCTGCGTCGGCGTGGAAGTATAAGCTCGCCTTTGCCGCGCGCGGCCGGTGGTTAACTGGGTTCGTTTTAACGGGCTGACAGGCTGGAATCCGTACCCTTCCTGTAATGGCATAGGGAGGCTGTCATGTGGGTAGTAGATATCAGTCATGCAGTCTCCCGGTAAAGTATCTCGAATAAAATTTCACCATTAACCTCAGGAGGGTATTCATTTCAGAATAAAGCACGATGGAATCGAAGAAATCTCTGATTTTTTGGTTCAGATTAACGAAGATAAAAATCTTATTAAATCGACACAAACACACAAGGCGATATATTTATCAACTCATTTCAAGAGCCAAAAGAAATAAAAAAGCAGCATTATCAATATATTAGTTTTATTGACTTTAATGTGACATTAAATTGTTTCGGCACAGCCCATGCCAAAATAAAAAAGGGCGATGTGCCGACAGGCAATATACGTCAATGTGACTGCTTGTTTAAAAGCAACTCCTGAAGAAGAAGCGCAATAGAAACAAAGATCAAAACCCCACAAAAAACAATTTTTGCAAAATCATAGTTAAACACGGTTGTAAGCGTATCATTATTATATAAGTGATTATGCCTATAGGAATAAGTTGTGTAGATGTCATCGCATATTTCAAGAATTCCACCGACAATCAAAACAAGCCAAAGAAATGAAAACTTCACTCGGACCTCCTTACGTTTACGTCTCCTATTGAAGATAAGTCCGCCAATAAAAAGAGGAATCATAAAAGCTATGAAGTCTTTAAATGTAAATGTTAACAACGCTTCCATTAATAAGATCCTTGTGTTTTCTTGCATCTACTCAGATTGTTAGACTTACCTACCTAATCAAGTCTCAGCTAATGCAGTTTAGCTTACCTAGGACCGTGTCGTGTATAGTTTCCTTTTAGAGCGTTGCCAAAAGCCCCTTGTGGCATGGTAACCTCCTTTGTGAGTTCACCTTTTAACTGCCTGGAAAGCAGTCGATTATTCTGATTGAGTGTAGCGCTCAACTGCTCCGGAGTAATACCCTGGAGATGAAACTCCTGATTAATCGGCGCGTGTACAGTTGTTTGCCTACGGTTATCGCTGTTAACGTTCTGAACACCAGTACCAAACCCTGTACGCCCCAGAGTTGCATCAAGCGGTTGGCCATTTCGAAGTGCCTCAAGCTGAGACACGCCGATCCGGTTCGTTGATGCCTGGTCGAAGACGTACTCTCCTTTGTGAACAATACCCGCTGGCTGATACTTACCACCGGGGCCGGTGTAACCGCCGGAGGCGAAGCCAACTCCTGAAACAGCCTGGATATTTGAGACGATACTGGCAGTCTGCGCAGCGATTGAGGCCATAGCGATGATGTTGGCCGGATAAGGCGCGCTTACTGCACCGCTTGCTATAGCCTGCTGGATTTTCACCATCGAGTCCGCGATAGCGAATGCCTTGCTCGCAGCAAAAGCGACCTTGTAGATTGCCGATTGCTCACCAAACCCCGTTCGCATGATTTCGGCGGTGCTATCAAACAAGGACTGCGTGGCCGCAGATATGATGGTGTTTTTCTGAGCCTCTATGACCTGATTTACATCCGCCGCACGTTGACGAATAGAGGTCATTCTGGCCTCACCCTCGGCAGTTATTTCACCGGCCTTCGCATAAGCTTCCTCCTGAGCTGCCAGCCAGCGCTGGAGCTCTTGCTGAGCCTGGTCATATTCGTTGATTTGCCCCTGCATCCCCTCAAAAGTTCCAGAGAGTCGCCCTCCTGTGGGTGTCAGGTTTCCTACAACATTACGAACCGTCGAGGGCAGTTGCATATCGGTGTTTTGATAAATATCTGCCCGTGTTTTTTCATATTCACCGGGTTTTAGTTGCCCGGTTGCTTTGGCCTTCTCCAGCAGTTCAAGACGGGTTTTAAGCAGATCGTTGGTCCGCTCATCCTTCGTCTTTACCTGTTCCTGCATCTTCCGATAATCGTCCAGGGTTTTTACGGAATTTTGCAGTGCCTCCTGCTGCTTATACGCCTGGAGGATTTCATCTGAACGGGAAAGGATCGATTTCTGGTCAGCTGTGAGCTGCGTTTTAGACTTGAGGTCAGCAATTTGCTGTTCGAACTTAACTCGCGCCTGGGTTGCGCTGTTAAGCTTGTCACTGGCATCCAGCTGGGACTGCATGGCAGCAGTCTGCTGGTTTATCTGATCAAGCAGCCGGGTTGCTGCGTCCTCGGTATATGCTTTACCCTTTGGCGTCTTGGGTGGTTTCGGATCTTTGTACATCTCGTTAATACGAGAAACATTTTTTGCATATTGCTCTGCAGTAATTGCACCTGCCTTCAGGAACTCGCTTTGCTGCTTAATAGCTTTATTGCGCTTATCCGCATTGCTCAGATATTGCTGGTTAACGCGATCTGCTTCCTGCTGCGTTTTAATTCGTTGCTGTTCGGCTTTGTCATGACTGCTGATTATTTCAGTTAAAACGCCTTCTGTTGTGATTTGAGATTGCAGATTATTTAGCTCATCTTCGAGCTCAGCCTTTCTTCCACCAAAAAATAGCTTCCCACCAGCAGCCTTATCTATCCAATCTAATTCCTTACGAATTTGAGAGATCCGCTCGGTGCCGGTTTGCTCGCGACCAATATCAAGCATGGCATCCCATGCTCCTTTAGCCGTTTTAGCAAGCGAGTCCCAAGCACGTTCAAGAATCCCCAAATTCTGATGAATATCGTTCGCACGCTGCTGCATGGCATTGGCGTAAGCATCACTAGCCACCCGTGCAGCATCCTGCTGATTACCTTCATCCTGCAGTGCTTTAATCTGGTTGTAGGTTGCCAGTGTCAGAAAGTGGTACTGGTCGTTAAGTTTGGTAATGGCCGCAACCGGGTCAGCAGCAATGTCGTTGAAATCACCCACCAGCTTTTCAGTGGCGATGCCTGTGGCTTCACTGATTTCAACCACGGCAGTTGTTACTCGTTCCAATGACTCTGCAGCCACCTTCCCGGATGAAACTATCTGGTTAAGTGTGGCTGCGGTCACTCCAGTAGTTGAGTTGGCAACTACTGAAACCCGAGCGGCCATTTCTGCTAGTTGCCCGGTGGTTTTACCAACCAGATTACCGCTAAGGGTCAATGACTTATAGAACTCGTCCTGCTCCTGAGAGCCTTTGTAATAGGCCAGCCCAAGAACACCGACAGCCGCGGCAGCCAGAGTGACAGGATTAATTAACCCCAGCACATACCCGCCAACACCTTTAATCGCGGGGCCAATACCGCCGAACATATCTTTCAACTGCCCGCCCTGCTGCATAAGCACCATAAACGGCGACTGACCCGTAGATAAGCCGACGATAATGTCAGTCATCTGCGCCGGGATCATGCGCATGGCAAAGGCAGTCTGTGCGGCAGATTGTCCGGTTTTGCCAAGGTCGTCGCGAAATCCAGTTAGCCTGTTTCGTGTTTCCTCGATTTTCTTTGAATAAAGATCGAATGTATCGGTATCTACCATCCCCTTTGATTTGAATTTCGCAAGATCTTGCTGTTGTTTATCCAGTTTATTCAGAGCTGCATTTACCGGGTCAATTCGATCTAAGAGTTCAGAAAGAGACTGTTTTTCTTCATCAGTAGCCTTTGTCACTTTCCCTGCACTGGTGGCAGCACGTTCGCCTGCCTGCGTCATTTTTACCAGTGCAGTTGCGAGATTGTCAGCCTGCTTCTCTGCCCCGGAGCTATCAATCACAATGGCCAGGCGGGAGGTTTGTTCTGTCATTTAGCTATCTCCGGGCAATAAAAAACCCCGCCGTAGCGAGGTTTTTTTACGAATATAATATTTTGATAGTTATATTATCGAAACGGGTTCACTGGTAATACTCAGGTCTGTTTAATATCACTTCCACAGTGTTTACATTTAATGGCCTCTTTGCGGATAGGCTCGGCGCAGAAAGGACATTTTTTATACTCACCAGACTCACCATTAAGCACTGCTCGGCGTTCAGAGGTAGACGATGATAAGACAATAAGAAGACCAAGAATCGGCGCAATAAATGCAGTAAAACCAGCGATAACGCCGTTTCCATTTGTGATGTTTGATGCTAAAACGACCAAGCCGAAGCCTATAGCGCACATACCAATAAGGTAAAGGAACGCAATACCTAACCCATTTCGTTTTGCAACAATAACTGCTACAACAATAACTGCTAGCCCAAAAAGCATAAAACCTAAAAGCGGTTCCACATCCCCATCCCCATCCCCATCATTAACATTTGCACACAGGTTAGCACAGGAATAAATGTAGACAATGATATGACTACTTCACTTTTGCCTGTCTTTTCTGCTCTTCAGCCCACTCAACTCTCCAGGCATCATCGAGGGCCAGTATTGCTGCGTCAAACTCAATGCGGTCGATCAGGATGGTGCGCGATGCCAGGTAAAGCTCAATATCATTCAGGGATAGAGGGAGCGGCACTCCGGCCATGCCGGCATACTTCCTGCTGCGCGATATCATGGCGTAAGCGTTGAGGATCTCCCCAGTGACCGCATCGATTTCAGGCTCTGGAATGGGTGGGAGATTTAGCTTCTCCCTGCGCCACTTTGCTTTCTCGCCCTGCTCGCCAGCGAAATCCTTTAGCCACTTTTGGGCCTCTATGGCTTTTTTACGGTTTCCTGAGTCTGCTGCTCCTTACCCTGAGCAATGTTTGCCGCCTCAGCCAGTATCAGCCAGTATAGCGCCGGATGCTGTTTCAGCATGGCGGCCCCAAGTTCTGGGGTGTAGTCGAGAGCAACCTCTATGCCGTCGACTAACTGACCTACTCCCTCCCAGCCTTTCAGCAGGAACCGAGCGGCGTTATCGATCAGCAGGTCATCAACAGAGTCGATATCGTCCACGCTGGCGAGATTAAAATCCGTTGTCCCCACCTTATAACCTGCGTCCATCTTATCGATGTGGCGGCGCACCAGCGCGTTACGTGAGCGATATTGCGGATTCTCGCTGCTGGCCACCAGCAGGCGAAGTTTGAACAGCGATTCTTCTTCCGGCGAGAATTCCTTTTTGCTGCCTTCTGGCTTTTTGTAAGGATAAAACCAGCGCTCGCCATTTAAATCAATTTTCGGGGTAACAATCAGCATAAAAACTCCATAAAAAAACCTCCAAAGAGGGCCAATGTTAATCATCACCGCCAGTAGTGGCAGGAACGCGGGTAATAGTTGGCGGAGTATTGGCCGCGGTGATATCCAGCTGAACCTGAACAATGTCAGTGCTCCCCGCATCCGGCCAGTCGCCGGAGATCTGCACTTCCGGGAAATCGAGGGTATAGGCGCCTTCAGCATTCTCCAGCGTGAAGCTAAACGGCACCGTTTCGCCGGTGAACGTTTTTTTGTAAACCTCCCAGGCAGCCTTTGACCATGACAGCGTGATTTGACCTGACGGGGTAAAGGTTGTCGGAATGTTTGCGCCGGCGAACGCCGAACCGGTACCGATGCAGCGCTGAGTCTGCATATTGTTGTTGAACTGGATGTTGAAGGTGTCGACGCAGAAACCTGTCCCGCCATCAACACCATTCAGCCGGATATTCGTGACCTCTTTGAAGGAGTAACGCAGCGCCCCCGCCAAATCCACCGGCGTGGTGAAATAGCTGGTATCGTCCCCCTTCGTCTCCCAGTCCAGCCCTGCAAACGTAATGGTTGCAGTGATATCACCATCGGCCGGGATTTCCATCTGGAAGGTGCCAACCTGGCAACCGCGGGCAATCTGGGCGATCCCCACATCACTGGCAAAAGTCGCCACGGAGAACGTAATGCGACCATTACCCATCGTCAGCACGTTATTTACCCATTCGGCGCCGAAGCAGCTGGCAAGAAAATCATCATGCTGGTTCCAGCGAAACCGCGTGCCGACATCGCCGCCGACATCCACTGTGCCGCGTGAAACGCCCTGCGCCATACGGTCACCAGCGATTTCGTCATTATCATTGGTGTTCTGCGTTGGTTTCAGACCAAATGAAGAACGACGCAGCAGGTTCCACGCCCCTGCCGTCGGCGTGATTCCGGGCGTTGTCTCGCGAATAAACGCGGCTACTACTTTTGCACCTGAGCTCACAGGAGCCTCCTGTTTTTTGTGCGCTACAGAGCGCGATAAGGAATTTGAAGATTGAGCTGTAACCAGCCATCGGTCTCACCAGCCGGCACAGCAGAAACAGCGAAATAACTCAGTTTTCCATCGCCCCTGAACTCGAATAGCTCCGTTAGCTGATCGGCCGTTCGGGAGATAAGCAACGTCCCGGAGCCGACCGGAACAAACAGCTGAATGATGAGTAAGCCCGTCCTGTGGACTACCGGCCCATCCCCGATCTCGGTTGCGCCAGCCTGTCCTGCAATGTTGGTGAGGCGGGCCCAGATATCGCGGTTGCTGGGGTCAAATACCGGACCATTGGGATAATCCACCGCATCAGAGGCAATAGCGGTCTGTGCCGCCATTCGGGAAATGACAGCGTTTCTGATTTCTGTAAGGGTCATTTGTAGGCCTGAATCACACCATTAAACGAGACGGCATAGACGCCTGTTGGCGCCTGCGTTGAGTGACCATTCTCCAGAGGCACGGAGTAAGGCAGGTTCGACTGGATGTAAATCACCGAGTAGGCTGGCGCCTGGTCAATGATATTTTTGCCATTAAGAAACGTCATTGTCCCACGCGGATCCGGTTCGGTCGGGACGGAGTGATCGGGTTCGCCGATGCTGACAAAATGCGATGCCCTGAAGGTTCCTGCGCGATACTCAGCCGGCCGCCTGATATCCATGCTGTCATTAACACGGACTTTCTTCCTGAGCCTTCCGGTTTTGGTCAGGTTAGCAGGATCGACATATAGAGATTCGTTCCATTCCCCAACAGCTTTGTTGTATTGAACCGCGGTCGCGTTGATGGCCCACAGCTCCGGGTTTCCTACCGGCGACCGTTGAACGATTTCATTCAGCAGTTGAATGGCGATTGTCCGCTGGCGTAGTTTGACATCTTCGGCCACCAGCCCGGCGAATGCCGCCGGGTCAATGTTCCAGCCCTTAGCCATATTACGCCCTCCGCAGTTGAATGGAGTACGCAGCGCCAGCAGAGTCGGCAGAAGCGGTGATGACCTTGTAACGCTGAAGCTCACCCGTAATCGGATCCGGTGCGGTGATGATATGCCCGACTGTCGGCTTATCAATCACCTCGTTAACCAGGGCGGTTAGCTTCACATCACCATGCAGAATATTAACGCCATCGATACGGCGGAGTTTATAGCGCGCCAGCACTCCACGCCCCGAGTAAGTCACCTGCGTTTCAGTGCCGGTTTCCGTTACCGGATCCCATGCTCCACGAACGGTGTAACTGCCGGTGAACGCCTTAACCGCATCCTGCAGGTCAGTATCGAATGCTGTGGCGACTTCTGTCTGCAACTCATCACGAATACCCATCGCATTCACCACCGCCATGACGGAATTTAACGATCACAGAACCGCGAAGCCTACGGGTATAGATTTCACCATTTCCTTTAGCCCGGAGTGGATGAGGTGCAAACTCAACAACGCCCTTTGCCGGGTTTGCGTAAACGACATAATTGATCGGGTTTCCATTCACAAACACATCGCGAGGGCCGAGCCCGTCACCGGCATAATGCACATCAGTGTTTTGCATATCACCCCCTTACCAGCCGTACCTGAGACTGACTAACGCCATAGGGCTTTAGCATTGCAAGCGCCAGCTGCAGATCAGAATCAAGCAATGCCGAGCTGTTGGTAGCGAGTTCCGCGAAGGTCTTTGAAACGCTGACATCATCGGCATCTACCGTCTTACTCAGCAACACACCAGAATCGGTTTTCTGCTGATAAAGGCCACCATTCGAGGCCGATAGCGCTGCATAGGCGCCAGCCTGCTTCACATCGTCAGGAATGATGATTTCGTGAGTTGCCTTATCGCACGGCATTTTCAGGTTAAGTCCATTCATCCAGGTATTAGCCATCAGCACAGATTTGGCTTTTTTGCTTTCATCTGTCCAGGTGGCACCGAGAATCGAATTGACGTCTTCAACGGTGATGAAAGTGATCATGCATCACTCCATTTCTTTCCAGCCGTGCGCCTTCCAGTTCTCCACTTCATCAGGGTGAACGTTGGCGGTATTGGGCGCACCCGGGAATGCCGGAAAATCGGTAACCATCGCCACCAGCTGCGATGTGGTCGATACGGGTTCGTTGTTATCCGCCTGCGTAGACGCAGTTTGCTCAGCAGCTCGTTGGGCGCGCTGCTCTTTTGTTAATCCGGCCATTAGCCCTCCACTAAAAAAAGGGGCCGAAGCCCCTGTTTATCAGCCCAGCAACAACGCTGAGTGCGCCGACTTAACTGCCGCTACGCCCCAGGACAAACCGACTTCGTAACGCACCTGGCGATACTGGCGGTACAGTGCTACCTGGTAAGTGATGCCAGATACCGGGTCAGTAACGTTCATCACATCATCCGCAGTATCGCCGCCCTGCGGCATTGCCGGGGTTCGGGATGCAAGCAGGAATGCATTGCGATCAAACGCCATGTTTGCGGTGTAGGCGCCACCAGCGGTAATAGCTGTGTTGTCGGCCAGTGCCTGACGTAAGCCAGGAGCAGCCAGGGTGATTGCTGTGGCCGTCGCAGCAGCAACAAGGTATTTATTGCTGTCCCCGTCAAACGTCACGATGTCGCCCGCTGCAAAAGCACCTGTGCCGGTATCAATGGCAATCAGAATATCGCCTTCAGCTTTTGCTCCATTCACCAGGTATCCGGCAGCCGGAGATGCAGCGCGTTTCTTAACATGCGCGGATTCGTGGATGTTGAATCCTTCCAGTCGCCCCACGATACCTTCGCGCAGAAGCGCATCAGTACCGGACTCGTTTACTTTGAACAGAACAGACTGTTTACCGCGGAGGTTTGCGATAGCCGAAGAACCGAGAACCATCTGCAGATCAGTTGTCGGCGAACCGTTGTCAGAGAGAACCTGGCGCGCATTTGCCGCATCCGACAAATCACCTGCAATACCGAAAGGAGCGGTGCCGGCCGTACCAACAGCACGAGAGGATGCGAAATACAGAGCCGCGAGATCTGCATCCATCTCATTAGCCAGCGCGCGAAAAGCCTGCTTAAACTGATCAGCAAGAATGGTGTTGTATGTCCCTACGGGCCCCAGCGCCAGTTGTTCCTCACCGTTCCATTTGACCGGGGCCATTTTGGATTTGGTGATTTTGACATCAACGGTGCCGATCGTCTGGTCGCCGTCATTTGGCGCAGTAGCCCCCGGGGTAATATCAACAGTGGTTGCCGGTGGCGCAACCGGCGCAGTAACAGTCTGGTCCTTCGCCGCCGCATCAGCTTTAGCATTACGCGATACAGCCGGGATAAAACCGACCTGTTCGCGAGATACGGTATCCAGAGCCGTGAAGATAGTCGGGATCAACCCGGTAAGCGTATTAGCCATGTGTATAGATTCCTTGGAGATTAAAATATAGGGTTGGTTGAGCTATCCAGCTCCGGCACCAGCAGCCATCCGGCGGCTGGCAAAGAATTAATCGACGATGGTGATACCGTCTTTGAGAGTTGATTGCTGATCTGTCGGGCTCAAACTGGTAAACGCATCGCGTTTCATCGTTTTCTGCCCGAGTGAATGCTGAGACTGGCGAGAGCCGCCTCCCTGGTTGCCGCTGGCCTTCAGAATGTGGTCTTTCTGTGGGTACTGCTCCACCAGGAACTCCAGCGCCTCATCAAATGCCGCCAGTTCGCCCGGCTTCGAGCGGGAATAAATTTTGTTGCCGGAGCCGTCATAGGCAACGACTTTCCCGTCCTCAACTTTGAAGGACTGACCGAACCGCGCCTGAAGCATATCTGCCGGGATTGCCACTTTATCTGCGATGAATTTCGAGCCAGAGAACCGGCCGCCGATCATTTCCTGATAAAGCTGGCCTTCAAGGGTCGTCGCACGCTGAGTAGCTTCATCAAGCTGGGCCTGGAATGATTTGGTGATATCCGCTTTAACCTGATCAACGGCGCCAGCGTCGATCAGTTTTTTCTGGTCGATTTTAGTCATCATCTCCAGCGCTTCGAGCGCCTTTGCCGGATCGCCGATTTTGGCAAACTTAGCCAGACCGGCTTCAGCGGCTTCTTTGGCTTCACGATGAGATTTTGCCTCGCCATTCAGAGAGGAGATTTTCCCAACGGCCTGCACAGCATCAAAACCAACTTCCTGGCCGTCATCGTGGACGTAGACGGGTAAACCGCTGGAATCGACTTCTGCATAGCTTTTGCCGTTAACTTCGACTGTTTTCAGTTTCATGTGGTTACCTTTTCGGTGGTCATCCGACCGTTGCACCGCTCACCATCCGGATCACGGCCATAAAAAAGGCCGCCCGGAGGCAGCCTGATTGAAGACTAAAAAAGCTTTAAAGTCTGGCGTTGCTGAACGCCTGAGCATCCAGGTTACGAAGTTGCTCCAGAGTCAGCCATTCGCCCTTGTCGTTGTAGAAGTCATCGGGCGACATGCCGCCGTCACGAATCAGCCGGGCCCGGGTTACGCCAACGATCTGGGACTGTCGCGTGAACGACTGGCGCGAGAACCAGCCCTGATAATCGGTATCCGAAGGCACCTGCCCGTCCATGCTGGCACGTGAGCTATCTGATATTTGCCCAACAGCAATACCCAGCTCATCAGACGATTTCAGGATGTAGGTTTCGACGCTGCGACAGCAGAAATGGATTTTACCGGGTCCCTGCAGATACGGCACCTTATGGCCGATCGGCTTGTTATCCAGTGTGTATTTGAGGCGGTCGCGAATCCGACAGTCTTTTGATGTACGGTTATCCAAAGTGGATAACCACTGCTTACCCTTCAAAATGTCATCGTTCGCATCTGCAAAGCTTTTCCTGGCCGTCGAAGCAAGATGCCCCACGGCCGTTTTTGCAATACTGCCGGCATTGGTTCGGCTCATCTGCAGCGCGCCATCCTGATAGCCACGGTTAGCATGACCACGGACCTTTCTGGCGATTTGCTCATGCGTATCGCCCAGGAGAAAACCCTGCCGCACTGTATTGGAAATTCTTGCCATCCTGTCAGCTTCAAGGTTATCTGCCCACTCCGAAAGCAGGCGCCCCTGAAACGGCTGAGCCATCGCAGCTGCGTAAACGGCATCCGGGGAAATGCCCACCAGCGGGTGAAGCGAAAGAACATCATCAGGAATCGCAAACTGGAACAGGCTCAGCTGAAAGCCTGCTTCGTGCTGAGCGAGTTGCTGCAGCTCATCAGATAGTCCCGCGTACATTGACTGCACAGCCTCGCGATTGAGAGCTCTGACACTAACGAGCAGCGCTTCCAGTCGCGACACGGTAAAGCTGTCAGCATCCAGGCTATCCATCACTACCAGCAATCTGGCTGTCAGTTCCGCATCGCTGTCATTCAGGATTTTTATCATCCTGTTTGCAACGCTGGTGCTGTACCGCGCTATCCATATCGCATGCGCTATCGATTCATCCTGAAGCTTGTCATTCGCCGTTGCCATTTGCACCACCCGGGTTACTCAGTCCGCCGGCCAGCGTGACCTGCTGATTCCGCAACTCGTCGATAACCTCTTCGGGCTTCGCGTCCGGATCGATAAATTTGAGGGCCTGCAAAACGCGAACAGCATCGACCTGACGTATATCACCCCCCTGACGTAGCGACTGAACAGCTGTTGCAGCTGCGGCATCAAACGTCTGGGCTGAAACATCCAGTTCGGTGCGTACATCGACATTGCCGCCTTCTTTCTCGCCCAGCCATTCCGCCATAATCTGCAGGATATTATCGAGCGCATCCTCAAGCGAGCTTGCCATGGTGTAGAGAGGTGAATTCTCCTGCATCCGCTCTTCGTGAGTCTGATCTAAGGATTTAGTCGATGTGTTTTCCGCGCGTAGCAGTTTTGCGCCGGCCTGACGCATCTGGTTTTCCAGATCTTCAAGGGAAATCTTACCGGCTTCAATAGCAGCCCCGGTATGCTCGACATATTCCAGTCCCTGCCGCTGGCGGTCATCGAAACGAGTCGCAGAGGAAGAACCTATCGTCAACGTTTCGCCATCAGCCAGACCGTAAGCCACCAGCAACGGCACGCGAGCGACATGAAGGATGTTGTCCTGTTCACTCTGACTCTGCCAGTGCTTGATATTCAGTAAGGCGAGATTAAGCAGTGGCGGTGAACCGCGCATAAAGCCTGTGCGTTTCGTATAAAGCGTCACCAGGGGAATATCATCGCGACTGGTTTCCCACTCGTCGTGAATCTGCCACTGGCTTTCGCCGTTATCACCTTTATTTCGGCGATAAATTTCAACCTTGCCCGGCATGATATGGCGTATTTGTTCAACTTTCGTTTGCCCGTAATCGTCGCCATCAATAATGATGACCTCTCTGATACGCAGATCGGTCAGCACCACTTTCCCTTTAACCACTTTCGATTTCCAGCCGATGACCTGGCGAGGATTTAACATCGTGGCATACGGGCGGGATCCCGCGGCTTTTTCGTCGGCTTTAGTTTTTACTGCCTCCGGGTCAATTTTCGGGAAATCCACCAGCGCATGTACCAGACCATACTGAAATCCGATGCTGAAAAATTGTTGTGCCCAGACATCGAGCCGGTTTCCTTCCATATCAATATCTGGCGATAGTTCCCGTATTTGTTCAGGAGAGTCCTCACTCAATACCGTCGGCTCAGCAAACACTCGCCCGATGTTTTGTTTAATGGCCTCTTCATAGGCAGGTAGTAACGTTGCCGAAGCCAAACGCTCCTTATAACTTTCAGGATCTTCGTTCGGCCATTTCGGGAGATACTTCTTGCCCTGCCGGCGCATTTCCAGCGTGCCGCCCATCAGCGCATCATTAATATCCCATGCCTCAACCATGTCGTTATAGTCGAGGTTGGGCGTTGAAATATCAGGCATGGTTTTACATCCGCAGTTGGGTGACTTTTCCAGTCGGTTTGATAATCGGGAATTGCTTCACAATGAAATACCCACCGGCATCGTTGGGGTGATCGTTATCCGCCGTTTTATCCGGCTCACCGTTTTCGCCCCAAACCTGTTGCTCAAGCGATTCGGTGTACACCGGGCATCGCTTTACATTCACTTTGTAGCGACGTTCACCGTTACCATTGCAGAACATGGCATTCATCGCGTTGATGCGGTCTTTCACTGGCGGGTTTGATGCATTAACAACCACATTGAAGCCGGCCTGCTTAAGCTGAGCGATATCCGTGGCGCTGGCATTGCTGGATTTGCGGGAATAGCCGGAAGCGTCCGGGTAGATATAGATTTCCCGCACCTTGCGATAATCGTTGCCGTCGTACAGCCAGAACCGTTCTTTGATGATGCGGATCATGTCAGGAGTGTCGTAAGCCTTCACAATTTCATTCACCGCAAACGGAAGCCCCAGACGTAACACATGAACAACCCCGGCCATCTTCCCGACGTTGAAATCCATACCGATATACAGCGGCTCACCGGGTTGCTCTTCTTCCCTGCAGTTATTCAGCTTACGGTCAAACTGATGGTAAATCGTCCCGCTGGTAAGGTTGGTGAACTGGCCACGCAGATAAGCCTTGATCAGCTCCGGTGGGTATGACTCCATCAGCGACGGGATATAGTCCGGCGGCAGATTCTTTTCATTGTCGAACGTCGAGGCCTGCACCAGGCCGTACAGCTTTGAGAGCGAAGGCTTATCGCGTACAGCCTTTGCGAACTGCTGATAAACGAATTTAAACCCTTCCGGCGTCGTGGTGACGTCGATCCCGTTACGAAGACCGGCCACGTTGTAACGCATACGAGCAATGATTTTTCGCCAGGCTAACTGCGCCTTTTTGGCGGGCATTACGTCGAGCTCATCAATCAGCGCATTACCGATTTTAAAACCAACGATGGTTTGCGGTTTCTCCATTGAGCGGCAAATCGTCGTTCCTCGGTACTGGCGCCCGGCGTAGAAGTGAACCTCTTTGTTTCCCTCGTTGATTTTGACATTCAGCCCCCAGTCGTGGGCCACCTCCTCAACAGTGGGATAAAAGATGTCACGGATCTGCGGATACGTTGGCGCAAAGTAACCCTGGTTGATTTTGGGGTGTTCCCACATCCCTTTGCAGATACCACCACAACCGACCCACGTCTTACCGGAACCGAAGCCGGCGACATAGGCCTTAAATTTGTACTGCATCGCAAGGAATTTGGCCTGAGGGATGTTAAGCGTCGGTGCTATCGCCATCCTCTTCCCTCACTCGTGCATCGACTACGTTGATATTGATTGCAACTGGCGTTGGTTCGTCATCCTCCGGATCAGCAGCCAGCTCTTTGCGTAATTTTTCGACCTCCAGCTGCCGGCGCTCAATTTCAATCAGCTGCAGACGCTGGGCGAACTCGCTATCAGCCAGGCCGAGACGTTTCATCACCGCCTCGTACATCCGCTCCCGGCTGATAGCGGTAATCTCTACGCCATTCTTCCCAAGCTTCACACCGGAATAGGCAAGCGCAGCATCCGGCGCCAGCTTACGCGTATCGGCGAAGAAAGGCTGGCCTACACCATCACCATTGCAGCGGGGGCATTCCGGGTTAGGTGCGCTGGTGTGGTCGTAACCGTAACCACCAACATCTACGGGCTCGCGACGTTTTCGCTCAAGCGCTTCGAGTCGCTTCTCTTCGTACTCCACGGCATCACGCCATTGATACTGATGACCAAAGCCCCAGCAGTAACGACAACTCCCGCGGCGATACTGTGATAGCTGGTTGGCGTCGAACGTTGCCAGGCGCCACATCTGCTCAAGCACTTCATCGGCACTTCCAAGCGTGCGCACAATGGATGCTTTCTGCTGCTGCGCAATGGCCTGCGCAATACTAACTTTTGCTAACAGCCTTGCTCCCTGTTCATTCGCTGTCTTCTTGCTGTACCCGGCACGGATAGCGGCCTGTGTGGCGTTGTTGTCCTTCAGGTATTCCGCGACAAATGAACGTTGTTGATCGGTGAGGCCATCATCATCCACCAACTCTTCTGCGCACTTTTCCTTTTGCGCAGTGCGCAGTTTCTTCTGCGCAGGTTTTTGCGCAGTGGGTTTCTTGATGTATCGGCGGGCGGTAGCGTAATTCAGTCCCTGCGCTTCACACCAATCCTTCGGTGATACGCCGGTTGCGGCATGATCGGACAGGAACCGTTGCTGAAGCTCGCCCCAGTCCGGTTTTGCCATGGATTATTCCTATTTAACGTGAGGGAGAAAAAGGAATTACTGATTCTCCATAAAATATTCACTTTTATGTTTTGGAATTAAGGCTCTTTAGTTCAGGAGTTATTATGAAAAGAATTATGCTTGCTGTTTTTGTGATCTGTGGTGCGCTGTCACTTTCAGGATGTATCCTTCCCCCTGGTCCCCATGGAGGCGGACATGGTGGAGATCACTTCCATGGTCCTGAGCATCGTTAATCGCCTGAGGGCTTTCATTTTACAAATGATGAAAAAGGCCGCAAAAATATGCGGCCTTTAGTTACTACCAGCTAGCGTATAAAGAATCTCTCAGGAGCCACCCGGGAGAGGTTCATCTATACGGCTAACTGACCTCTGCCGTTCTGGTGTTGGCAGGCAGAGACGTTATGAGAGTAGTGAGTATTTCAAAATTCACCGGGATAAACAGACAATGATGTCAGTTACCCTGTGTAACTGGTAATTGGTGATTGATTGAACTGTCAGCTCAGACGATTTGTCTGATGGTCATTATCACAGGCACTCTATGAACGCCTGCTGTAATGCCTTAGCTGACCTGCTCAGCGGCAGTATCAAACAGCGCCAGCGCTTCGGTCGCTTCCTGGATTGCCTTACGGGTCTTCGAGACAATCTCACTTTCCGTGAAAACACGATCGAAAGAGTCAGCGAATAGCTCAGACTTCAGATAGCTGTCGCCTACCCAGTCAATGGCTAACTTCGCCGCTGCAGTGTCGTAATTCACTTTCTTGATAATATCCAGGCGGATTTGCTCAGATGCGGTGATCTCTGACATGTCTTACCTCTTTGATAAATAATACATACAGAAAGGCCCTGTATTAACAGGGCCTTTTATCGTCAAACTTTAGGGAACCAACGCTACAAGCCAGGTAAAGTAATGACACCCTGACTTTATACTAAAAAGTGACTCATATTAGAGCTAATGGTGATCATCCATAAAACCAGCCTGCGACACCAAGGAACATAGCTGACAGAAAACAACAAATTGCAGTTTTATGCATCAATACACCGTAAAAGGCGCAAGATATCACGACAAGAAGTACAATAAGGACAGGCCACATACTAAACAAAAGGATAGCATATGACTCTGAATTATTATAAATATTATTTTGCACTAGCATCATAATCCTTCTACGGTGTTTGAAAGCATTGCAATGATGCTAATTTTAAATTCCAACAGCGAATTTATAATAAATAGAAACCACCAAACCAACGAAAAATCACTCTTACCAAACAAAAATCATTACCAAGAAGATTCAACTACAACCCAAATATTCAACCCGTGTATATAACGCTGCACCGGAACACAAACAAATACACCTTCATTTAAACTTACTGACTTTATTATACTACCCGCAGGAGGAAAAACATCCCCACTCCCAGGCAACTTGTTAATTTGTTCTGTACCGTATCGATAATACTCTGGAAGTTGTGGAAGTTTGCACTCAGTCATAATTAGCAGCTCATTTTATAAGAACTCAATGTAGCATACATGATGAACTAAAAAACCCACATTGCAAACAATATATTTCGTTAAAGTGAAAAACATTGCTTCGCGAGGAGATTTTTTTGTTCACAGCTTCTCTTACCCTCTAAATTCCCTAAGGTTTTACCTAATATCTTAATTTTGAAATGGTAGAAATATTATGAAAGTTACAGACGTACAATCCATGAAGCATACACTCGCTACGCTTGTTATATCCGAAATGTTATCTAAACTAACTTATGACTTTGCTCTGCCATGACAAAGTCTACTGTTCTACCCGTGAGCTCAGGGATGAGCCACTTCCTGTAGTGTCAGACCATCCATTTTTTCTCAAAACCAGTAGAAAAACACCTCGAAATCTGTCTAAACTCCGACATTGGCTGCCTCTGCAGCGCCCCGTCAATTTGTCGGATTTACTCCACGGGGTTTTTTATCACCTGACACTGCTGGGCAAAGGCTCCAAGAATCCAGCCCACCAGCGGTACACATTCCCGGCATCCTGAAGCAGGATACCTGAGAGATGTTATATCCTTCGATCATATGAGGAATGTATCGTAAGTAGTTCTATTCAAAGGTGAGTTCATCAAGCCTTAATGGTTTTCTTATAAAAGCCTTTTGGCATTCGATTATGAGTATCTGCCCCTCGCACAATGAGCAAAACACAGGAGAGGATTTACCGGAATCACCATTTCCATAGGTGAACTCCTTAACCCCATAAATAGTGCGCTCAACCGTGTTATCTCTGATAAGATTGATATGCCCTGCATGCTTTTCACCTTGTACTATGTATTTAGACTGCTTACCTGTTATACCCTCAGAGAAAATTGCTACCCCTTTATCAAAATCCCAGATAAAAATCTTACACCCACCGTCAGATACAAGCATTTCCAGTGTCAGCTTGTCATTCGATGCTGGATCAGACATTCTTGCATAGCATTTTCTAATCACAACACACCTACCCATTTTTAGGTAGAATATAAGCACACCAGAAGCGGCATTCAACAAGAAAAAATAATCTGTCCTGCATAAGCCAGCTGACCTGCCCACAGTATTAGATACAACCAGAAGATAAAAGGCCTACCGTAATGGAAGGCCTTTATGGGGTTATGCAGTATGTTGTGGTGCCGGGTGCCTCCCGGTAAGTCTGCCCCAGCCAACAGACCTGCGTGTGTGCTCAAAGAGAAAACCTGGCTGGTCGCCCCACCGCACAGGGGGATTCACCACGCATCTACATTAGCTATGCGATAAGTGCATAGTCAATCCGATGTAACCAGTAAAAACACCTCTTTCGGAAAACTGTATATCCTGGCAGACAATAATTAATCATTTCATATTGAATCATTACAAAACCAACAATAAAGTTTCATATCAGGTTTCAAATTAAGAAAAAATTCCAGTTAGGAATTTTCTCACTTAAATCCCACACTACCCCTCATGCGAACCATAATATCCATGGTCCTTAGGAGGGTTAACTCACATGATAACCATACTGATGATAGCGTTAGCTGTAGTTCTTCTTTTAGTTGCAGTGGGTTCACTGGTTTCATACTTGCGAGAAACGAGTAAATATAAAAATACTTTTAAAAAAAGGTATTAACTTTTACCCAATTCTGCACAAAAGGGGTAGTCACCGGCACTATCCCTGCTTTCTAACTACCGCCTTCCAGTAAGAAGGCCTAAGTCACCCTGGTGTCGCAGAGAACGTCTATACGCAAGATCCATGACCTGATTACACAACCACACTCTCGCAGTGCTCTGCGCCCGTGCCCTTGAGTTCATGTCACATCATCGCCGCTAATAACCAGTACGCGTTTGGCGTTCGCATATCGGGTGACGAAACGCTCAGACTTTCCTACTGCCCGCGGTAAGCAGCCCAACGTGATCAGCGAGTACGACCCATGGGCCTAAGAATATTTAATGGCCACTATCGCAACGATCAGTGCAACCAATGCCACCAGTAGTGACACACCAGTGAGCAGCAACGAGGCCGTATTCATCATCCGCTGGTAGTAAAACTCTCGCATGGCTTTTGTAGTGGACTCGCGGTGTTCAAAATCATTCTTATTAGGATATGCCAGGTCGTAACCGTCTGAGATTTTCCTTTCAATGGAAGCGTGAAGCACGTCGTTCCAGCTATGCGTAAAATTAACAAATGCATCTGTAATTTTCTGTTTCATTGTCATCTCACCCTGATTGTTATTATTGGTGATGATATCAAATAGGATGACAAAAAAAGCCAACGTATCGGTGGGCTTGTTGTGACATGTCACGGCATCAACAATCGCTATCAGGCCTTGCTATTGCACGACATGCCCACATACAGGCTTCCTGCATTTTGGTGCGCGCGATAGCCATGCAGCGCAAAGCCTCTGCTCTCTCGGTTTCGGCCTGACTACCACGCTCGACAACTTCAGCCGTTGTAACCTCTCGCTCAGTATCGAGCAGACTGCAAAAATGCCGGCTGACACCTTTGAGGCGGTTCATCCGCTCAATGTCGCCAGCGGTTAATGTGCGGTAGCCTTTTACAGTGCTGCCGTCCTGCGGTTTTGCTTCACTCATTTCGTAGCCCTTTCGGTTGTACCTGGTTTGCTTTTACTAGCTCGTAGGTGGATATTGTTGGGAAGGAAAGCATGGAGATAACCAAATGAAACAGATACTATTTACATGGTTTGCTTTTACAAATACCTATGCCTGCATCACCGCCAGCATTAATGTGAACAACTCGCTAATGCTTAATTCAGCTGTGCCGTGGATTGTTGGAGTTTCTCTTGGAGTAATCACCAATTACTTATTGGCTAAAAAACTGAAGGAAAGCGGCTTTCTGTAGGCCTGCTGGTTTCTGGCCAGGTTACTTCTTAACGCTGTCCGGCATCACCGCACCAACAACGCCAGCCAGCGCTACGCCGCCAGCGATGACGGTTTCCTGAATGCCCGGAGGCATCTGATAGCCGAAGACACCGGCAATGACCAGGATGATGCCGCGCCAGGTTGACGGCTCTTTCAGTCGATTAATGAGATAGTTCATATTTCCCTCAAACAAGAATACTTTTTGCCAGGAGATAGCGGGCTTTACGGTCATCAATGCCGTTCTGTCCGCCGTTGATAATCTGAGTGACGCGTGTAAGGTCACCGGGATAACACAAACAGCCGCGTGAGGTATAGAACCAGGCAGCACTGCGCGCCGCATACTCATCCTGTGCCAGCAATTCAGGCTGTTTAACCAGATCAATCTTCAAAGCATTCCCGCATTCGCGGTAATTGTTCAGGCCGGTGGTCTGGATGAGCCCGCGCCCGCGGTAAAACCAGCCGTCTGTTGCCCCGTTATTCCCCATGCGTTTGCTGTACACCAGATTGGCGATCGCTCGTTGCCTCTCCAGTGGCAACGATGGTTCACCCTGCCGGCGGCCGAGCGAATTAGCCTGACCCTGCGTCAGCCGCCCGGCGCGGACAAAACTATTCAAGCCAGCCACGCTATAATTGAAGCTCTCAACAAGCTGGGTAAATCCCGTGCTTTCATGCCCTACCTGGGCAATGAACATTGCCTGGTCGATAGCGGAAGTGATGCCAAACTCTTTCATCGCGGCTGTAATATGCGGAAACCAGCGCGCAGCTAACCCGGCGCTGATGCCAGCCGCCTTCTGGAATTGTGTTTGATTCATTAGTGCCTCAGTGTATCGACCAGACGCGCCACGTTACCCCGAGCCCATAGCACGGCGGCGCATATCATCACGTTTGCCATTACCACCAGCCAGTGGGACTGTACGTAAAGACCGAAGATAAATTGGAAAGGTATGCTCGCGTAAATCAGTACAAGCAAGTAAGCAATGATGGAGATACCAGGGCGATGCCTGGCACCGCGACGTTGATAAAACATCAAAGCGCAGACAATAACGGCACATATCACCGCATTGGCCAGCGCTGCCGGGTCATTTATTACCATTCGAACCTCCTCCCCTTAATCGGGAAAGTAATCCGAACAGGCTGCTCAAGTCCTGGCTGTTAATGAAAGTCAGGACCTTGATGGTGACAGCAGATGCCACCACCGCACCGAGCGCATCAAGCGGACGATCTGTATAGCCTGTCCAGGTAGTAAATTTTGAGCCTAATAATCCGGCAGCCAGAACACCGACAATAAACGACGTCATGAAGTAAGCTATTTGCCTTCCACGTGTCAGGTTTGCGGTCGTTGCCACATAAAACACCGCGCCGCCAAAAGCCCCAAATACCACACCAAAATCGGTGTGGGTGATAACGCCATATACGACGGAACCAATTAAACCGCCGCCAAAAATCAGGCCGGTACCAGTTAAAGGATCGGACATTAAGCCCCCTCTTATTGCTGTGAGTCCTCTCAGAATTGAGGGGAAAAAGAAAAGGCCACGCATAAGCGCAGCCTCAAATGATTTGTACCTCAGCTTTCCGAGGAGCCTTATTCATGGCGAAAAAAAGCCCGCTCAGAGGAACGGGCAGAAAGTAGGCATTCTAGGTAGTAACGAAACGAAGGCACTCCTAATAGTCCGAGCTACCGATTTACCAGGAAGCATTCACTTTTGCCGTTACGTTCTATAAACATAGAAGGGCAACTGCAAAAGTAAACCTGCCATAAATCTTAAATATGTTTGTGGCAGTGTGGTGCCGGGTGCCTCCCGGTGAGCATGCCCCAGTCGGCATGGCCCGCGCTGCATTTACAGGTTTCTGTAACTGACTGGTCGCCCCTCCGCACAGGGGGATTCACCACATCAATACTTTATGATGGGAAGATTCGATACGTCAATAACATAGGTGTATCGCTAAGCCACCAGCTATGCAGCAATTACATCAGAAACAAGCAGTTACCCGGGTAATGGCATTTTCATAGCTCCCTCCGGGTTAACAGGAGGGGGTTTGAATAAAGGGCTCAGGCCCATCGGGCTGATTTAACAACAAGCCGTATCGATGAAGATTCCCGTGGGCCTGAAATGAAAAAGGCCGCGCAAGTGCGCAGCCTCCAATATGGCGACTACTACAACCAATACCGAACAAATACCCACACGCAGAGTGCTAGCCCGATGACCACCATGATTTTGCTCATTGACGCTCCTGAGTTAAAAGTCACTTTTGCCGTTCCGGCCGAGTGATTATCTCAATAACGGCGGAGCAAAGTTCCGTTTAAGTCTGTGAATTACTGGTTCATGCAAATTTTTTTAAAAGTTACTTTTAATGGCCAGTAATGCACGCTGCCAGTGCAGCGAGGATAGCCGCAATGGTCCCAAGGTAGAGGGATTGGGTTGTGGTGCTGTGCGTCAGCAGTTCCTTCGTCGCCTTGGTATCCGCCGCAACCGAACCAACTAGCATCAAAAAAAGCCACAACGGAAAGAGCTCTGGTTTGGCTCGACATCTGTTAGGGTGGAACAGCCCTCAAATGTCCAATGCTCTTACCTGTTGTGTGCCCTGTTTCGTAGGTCTGGCGGCCAGGCGAGCAATCTGGCACTTATAAGGACTTATTTAAGCGTTAATGCTCATGCCCGTGTATCGTAGTTGCCGTCATGTGGCGGCTTTTGGACCTGTCTGATATTGTTGATTTGAGAAGACCACAATACTGACAAGGATATTATCTAATGAGCAAGGTTGACTTTAAGTGCCCTGGCTGCGGCCAAAATCTCACTGTACTCAGTGAGGTCGAAATCAAGAGTGTAGAGGATATTGAGGGAACCACCTGCGCCAACTGCGGGAGGGTCATTCACAAATCTGACATTGACAATCAAGCACTTAACCATGTCGATAAGCTTGTCCGGGACATGCTCGGGAAGCACCTCAAGTAACTCAGAAATCTTACTTTCAATCCTGCTGGTATCTGCGGTTATGGATGCCAGCACTTTTGCTTTCTTCATGGCAAAGACCCCAGACAGCTAATTCAAAATAGTTGCGTTATTCAATCTGGTTCAGGGCTCTCGCGCATGGGCTTTAACGTGTCGTGCAACACGTCTCTACCCAAGAGCCCTGACCGGATTGCAGAGAGTCTGGTGTCCTGGTCTCATTAAGCCAAGTTACTAGCTGGTTCTGATAAATATTCTCAGCGAATCGTCAAAAAGCATTAATAATTATATTGGTGTTGAGATTTCCTGGCCCTCGATGAGGATTTTTATTTAGAGATAAATAAGGATTAAATATGCCTTGGGATAGATATTTAGCAGCGCAATATGCCAGAAACCATGCAGAAAACCATAGTACCGGGTTATGCGCTCGATATGTTACTGATGCAATTCACCATGGTGGACTTGCTATCCCCAGAACTCCTTTTGCCAAGGATATGGGGAATACTTTATTCGCAGCCGGTTTTAAGTACGCTATTGTCAGTATTGATATTGGAGATATTGCTGTAATCCAGCCGATAACAAACCACCCGTATGGCCATGTTTGCATCTATGATGGGGAGAACTGGGTTAGTGATTTCATTCAGCGAACAATGTATCCGGGGCTGGCATACAGAAATGCAGCCCCTCCTTTCATCATTTTTCGGCATGCCTGATTTAAAAGTGAAATTGCAAATAGATAATGCCATACAAATCAGTTAACAACGTATAAAGGGCTCGCGATTGCGAGCCCTAATTCCCTCAACGATTGAAATAACGAACAATAACAACCATGAAAAAGATAATTGTTGCAGTTAGGGAAATTAATATTTAGCAGGACTATCCTCCTGTAACTGTTTGCCAGCAAGCGAACAGACGCTGCTACAAACTCCTACGAACGCAAGTATCGCAGCACTAGCAAGCCTACCTTTAGGCCCGAAGAAGGCAGCAATTTTAGCTGCAGCTTCAAGTTTTTCCTTATACTTGCTGAACACCACACATGCATCAGCAAAACTACCTTGTATCTGGGCCTCTTGAGCCTCTTCAAAAAAATCATTGAGCAATTTTGTCGCTTCTTCAATTTCTTCGTCAGAGGGTTCCTGAACTGTATCCGGGGTTATCATTTGTAAGCCTCCAGAGATAAATTATGCTGTATGTAGTGACTAAGAGTTACTACAACTTAAAGAGTAAACCAACCTCCGTAAGATCACCGCTAATTTAAAACAAATACCTCATGGATTTACCGATGGCTGCAGCCCCCAAGAAAAGCAAAAACCCCGCCGAAGCAGGGTTTTGATGATTTGTTTCGTTCAGGCGCTATACACCATGATTGAGAGCATACGCGACAACTTCGGACAAAATCAAGCCCTGCGTATCGAAAAAGCAAAATATTGTCACTATCGTTTTAAAAATTGGTCGATTGCTGAAATTCTTTGTCTGCATGACGCTCTTCCTTCCAGCATACGTCCACCAGCGCATCGCAGAAAGGTTTCCAGTTGCGGGTCCATGTTCTGATGTGCAGGTCTGGGATAAGCGTCAGAATCGCTTTATAAGCAGCAGTAGATGGCATCGTTGAAAAGCCATTCCCCGAACAGCGCTCACAGATTTTATATACTGGTGCTCCCTGCTCTTTTGTCGCTTTGCGGTCCAGAACCCGGCCAGAACCACCACAGCGACAGCGAGCATTTATTTTCCCCTTACCGTCACAGGCTTCACACTTAGCGCTGAAGACGGCTGTTACTTCAGTCCACTTATCCCAGTCGGAAGGACGGACAGCACGGGATTTTTTCGCCCAATATGGAGCTTTGCCCCACGGGTTAGAGACTTTGCGTTCCGTAGTGGTTGTTTCAATCTTTCCGGTGCCATTGCATACCCTGCAGACTCCCGTTGTTTCCGCGGACCGGGAATACTCCGCAAAGGCAAACTGCGCCAAAATCAGGCAGCAGCGCCCCAGCTCTTTACCTGCTGTTTTGCGTACGTTCTTCGGTGCGGTTTCAATCGCATACCGCGCTAGCGCCTGGACGGCCAACTGCTCATCTGTCGTGCTGATGCCAGCTTTACCGAAAAATGCAGCCAAGCCGAATCGTGCACGACTGCTGGTGGTACCGATGGCCGCCATAACATCTGTTCCGGTCAGGCGATTTGGTGTTGTGCTTTTCACGTCATCGCTGATGTGCATACCCTGAGGGCTGAAATGTTTTAAGGATGCTTCGAGTTTCATGCTTTCAGTAACCCCTCTTTTTTCCATATAGCCAAAGTTCTTAGCACGCCTTCCGCATGCATCAGGCGCAGTTCGTCGCGGGTGTAATCAGTGGTTTTCTTTCTGCCATCAATGAGATCGTGGCAAGCACTACAGGCAATTGCTCCCTGGGTATCGTCCGGCTTGCATCCAGTTCCGCAGGTACCCGCCAGGCGGTAATGCGCCAGAACACTGGTTTCCGGATTGCCATTGCAATACCCGGGGATCCGTACTGTGCATTCGCGGCCTCGGGCCGCTTTGCGAAGGTTCGCCATACTCACCCCCACATCCTGTTGCGCCAGCGAGAGTCTGGCCGCGGCGGATTTTTGTCCTCCACCAGCTGCACGCTGACGGTCCATGTCATAAAGTCAGGGTTTAAGCTTCGTTCGACCTTTACGCCCCGCTGGCGATATTTCGCCATCAGTTCGTCGGCCTGCTGCGTTGTGCATTCGTGATGGTGAAACCATGAGCGTTTCATCGGCATCACCCCGCGAAGCTTAAAAGCTGGTTTGCGGCATTCTCGGCGTCCTGCAGACTGTTGAACGAACGAGAGAGGATCCATCGCCAGAGAACATCGAGCGATGCTTTGTACAGTTCCTGGAACTCGCTTTCATCCATGCTTGCGAAAGAAATGCTGCGAGGATGTTTTTTCAGCGTGCCGTCCGGCAGCTGTATGGCGTCATAGTGGCCGGCTTCAACGATGACCCACGCCCGGTAAGCATCGAAAGATTTGCAAATACTGATATAACCGGATCGCTTCTCGGCTATTCGGTCGAGATACTGCCCGGCGGCATCAAGCAACGCCGATTCACTCCCGCCATATGCAGCAAGGTATTTGGCGTAACCAGTGATAAGCCTGCGCTCGTTAGACGAGATCGTCCCGCCGGTAGGTTCCCAATATTCAAAACCGAGATTGAGTAAAGCAAAGTAACGGCGGTGAAACGCCGGATTGCGGACAAGCTTAAAGTCGGCCTCCAGAACGGAACCGAGCTTGCATTTTGATTGCAAGAAATCGCTGGTCTCCTGCGTGGCAGGGATCAGTAAACCTTGTGACTGCTTTATTAAGTGCAATTGCGCCATGGTTTCTCTCCGTGGCGCAGTAGGTCAACGGCTGTTCAGACCGTCGATTTCATATTATCAGTTGAGGGTGAAATGTGGTAGCCGAGGCGTCGAAGAAATGCCGTCATCGTGGACAAATTAAACACAGACTCATCATCAAGCAACGGCCTGAGCGAGACCAGACCATTTTTGCTATAGACCAGATGGTTATCACCTGCCGGGATGGACCCCATGATCACCCCGTCAGAACGACGGACAATATCATACCACTCTGCATGCTCAACCACCTGCACCTCCACTTCTTTCTTCTCGTTTTCATCCTCGTCTTTAAATTACGTTACCAGACGATTTCAAAAGCCGAATAGCCAGAGAGAAGAAATTTCAAATTATTCCTAAAAAAAGCTGTGTTTATATACAGTATAATTAATCCTCCGATTATTCAAGCTGACGATGGCTCTTTTTGAAAATCATATCTTACTGTTTTTATAGGGTTTTACAGGATTAACTAAGAGTTCTGAAACGGACCAAATGGGATGAGTTACGTCCTGGCGTTCTGTTCGGACATTTTGATGTAGCGCGGATCGAATTCTCGCGGTACTCAACATTGAACAAAAGCCTTCATCTGATGTCGACGAATTTAGACGCTGTTCAACTCTCCAGATACCCATCATCGCGTTTTCGATTCCGTAGATAGAGTCCGAACTTCTGTCTGTGAATCTTGTGTTCCTTGGATCGTCGGAGCTTGATTCCGTGTTGGGTCGACTGCTGCCAAGGCTGCCGCTTCGGCTAATGTTCTGGCATCTCGAAGCATTTTTTTCCATGAAACCAGTTTGACAGCAATCTCCCCCTTATTCTGGGCAGCATCTATTGCATTTGGACAAGGTGTTGGCCCTATTTCACTTGCGATTTGGCTATGAATTTGTCGTAGGCTTGCCAAAGCCTGAGACGAACGAGCCAAATCCTCTCGGGGTGCATAAAATGCGCTGATTGCAGCCACTGCAGTCCCTAGCGCCGGTAAAATGATAGCAAGTACTCTTATTACGCGGCCAAGCACGCTTTTCTCTTGACCAAATTCGGTTGAACTTAAGCTTACAAGCACTGTAGTTGCAAATCCCAATAAGACTGTGCTCCAAATACTTACCTGAAGACGTACGTATGCTTCAGTAGCATTTGTAGCATTCTCAATGCGGGCACTAAATATACCCTTTGAAAGCGAAATTAGATCACTTGCTATTGGTAAGATGCTGTCCTGTACCAAATTATTCGAAGGATTGTCTGCATACTGCTTACTAAATCCACCAGCATCTTCAAGTTTGGCCTTTATGTTTGAATAAGGTTGGGCGTCTGATAAAAGTATTGAAGTACATCTCGCAACCCATCGTTCGACTGCATTGTCATCCCTCAGAGCTACCCCAAACTCCGAATCGGTACGGTCATCAGCTTTCTTAGATAGACCACCATATCCCCAGATAGCGATAGTATTAATTATCCCTTTGTCGGAACAGCAGATTGGGGGAGGAAGAATTATTCTGATACTTGCAGTTGTTATGAGAGAAAGGAGTGATATCACTGTAAGCACAGCGATTATTCCTAAAGTTATTGAACCGATACCACGTAAGAACCGATTTGTACGTATCATATCGTACCTCCGTCCTCTGACTTTTGTGCGCTGGTGTATTGCCACGCAAGAATTAACCGTGGCTGTCGTTTGCCTGCAGCAAAATGACGAAATTCAGGATAGTTTAAATCATCATAGTTGATTCGTATCAGTGCGCAACGCCAGACGCCGCCGGGTCAACGTCAACCTTGTCCTGTTCGTCTTTCGGTTTGGCTGCAACATAAAAAATCCCCTCGGTTGGTTGAGGGGATTATAGTTCACTACTAAATGTGCCGGATGGCTTATACTTCAGAGAACTCCTAACCACACAATCCAAAATCGCTAACAAACTAATAATTATTGAGTTATGAATAAACTGTAATGGTTGTAAATTATATCACACCTAATCATTTCGTTCTGTATTGTTTTGCTCATGTGCATTTAAGGCTTTTGATTGCAGTTCTTTAACTTTCAACCAGAGTTGTCCAGAAACAACAATTTTTCCTAACACATTAACCAACGCTTCTTGATCCCAACAGTCGGTTCGCTCACCCATAAATTCAATTGTAAAAGGGTACCCATCGGGGTCTTGCTCCCAACGTGCAATAGAGGCATCCTCACCACTGTTTAGAACTATATTTAATGTTCCAGTAGAAGCTTTATTATCTAATGAGACAGGTGGAGGAGCGCTCTGATTTATCATGGCATAAGTCTGAGCTAAGCTCATGAGCGCACTAGGTTTTCTCATGAAACGCATAATGGAAAAAAGGCCGTCAGTTTCTTCAGCCAACTCACTATTCAGCGAGGAAAAAACGTTATCGACGCTTTCGCGGTTTTTCTCAACTTTATTCGCTTCGCCCATACCCGTTTTTATAAGTTCTTTAAATTGAAACATTTTTAACCTCTCTTTTACAAATACATCCAATAACTGGCATGTGGTCAAAATAGTGCTTGCTATCCATTATGGCCGCACGTAGTTTATCGGTCAAAACTACTCCTGTAGAAGACTCTTTAAGATACCATGGTCCACAATGTAGAAAGCGGCCTGAAAAAATGATCTGATCGAAAGTAGACCAGTGATTACGATTACCTGATTTGCTATAGCATGTTCCAAAGTCGTGTTGTTGCTCATCTATAGTAAATGGCATTCTGGCGGATAGTGTTTTCCAATAGGGGTTATATAGCCAAAAATCAGGTTCTGAAAGTACTAAAGCTCTATCGTTTGTTGCATGGATGTTTTTGAACAAACTTTGCGAGTATGGCTCATCATTATAATCCCCCATCAAGATAACCAATTGATTATTCTCAATAAATTTCTCAACATTACGCCTTAGACCTTTAGAGCATTCATCTCTGAAATCATCGGCTATTTTTCTAAGTTGGCTTGGCCAATGTGAGACAAAAACATTAATAATAGAGGTTACGTCTTCATTAATAACCACAAGCAATTGTTGAGCAACTTTTACTATGGATGTGCCTAATCGTGCGGTATGTGCTACCCCTTGTTCAACGGAGATTTGGGCAGGCGCATAAATATAACCGATATCAAATTCAGCTCCAGTTAACGTTTTGTCAGGTAAAAAATGTGCTGAAAGTGATAACCCAAGCTTATCGATTTCGTTTGATATATAACTAAATGACTCCCTGTTCACTTCACATAAGGCCAAAAATGTTACTTGTTTTGTTATAAATAGATCTGCAATAACGTCAACGGCGTCAGCCATGTTGGCAGGCGTACGCATCTCCTTAATACCTGGCGGCGATATCGCGCAATTCCAAAATGCCAATATAAATTCCAAGCCCCCTCCCACCCTTGCTTTTAATAATATTTTACATCATAGCAACGATGCAGCTACTAGGTAACAGATTCTTGTTTGTTCTTGGCTGCTTCATCTACTCAATCTGTCTGACGTCGACGCTAGCGGCACGACGAATTTCCCATAGTACGCGAGGCGCACCCATTGCCGACCTAGTCTCGTTTATCTTTCAATGCCGTGCCTGACGACCAGACCTGCCCGACAATTCTTTGACGCACTCAAATCCAACAGCGCTATGTACTCAGCCATTTCGTACGGCGCACGACCAGGACACCGGGCAGCGCAGTTCCGCGCCAGCATCTCCTGCTCATCCAGCACCAGTTCAATTTTGCGCTCACCGGCGGCGGACTGCCGCGCGCTGCGCGGCTTTGCGTTCTGCGGGGGATTGAGCCACTATGCAGCCTCCCGAGCCTGACACATTTCCGGCAAGTTCGCCCTCACTAAAGCGTCAGGAAAAGGAGGCGATATAGCGTTGCCGCAGCGCGCGTTTTCAATAGCTACACTTCGATATTGCGCAGGTGACCCTATGACAAGGCCTCATCCTGCAATGTCCTAGCCGTAACAGCGAAGCAAGTACTATCGCTGGCTGTGTCTCTGCTCCGCTCAAAAAGATGCCTTCCAGCGAGATCAGCGTCGCCACGGTTTTACCCATGCCATGTCCGCCCAGATGTTGCAACGCTCGATATCCATTTCGTGGTTCATGAGAAGGGATTGGTAACTTGTAGGTTTAAAAGATATCATAAGGGCTGACCTATGTGGCCTGTACGCCTTGGAAAACAAAATGGATATCTGGGACAAGAGCAAAATTGTAATATTTTTACTATTTGTCATACCTGGCTTCATAAGTATGAAGATGTATAGTGTCCTTAGACCTAATGCTGTCTTTGATACATCTAAGGCAATTATTGAAATTGTTTCGTATAGCTGCATTAATTATGCAATCTGGTTTACCCCTGTGTATTATGTTGAATCTAAAGAGATTTATGCAGCACATCCTTTCGCATACTTTTTTGTTTACTTATTTATATTATTTATCAGCCCTATATTATTAGCTTTTCTATTTTCGCGGATGCGTGAATGGGATTGGTTATGTAAATACATGCCTCACCCCACAGGGAGAGCATGGGATTATTTTTTCGGTCTCAAAGTTCCATGCTGGATGATTATCACGCTGAAAGATGGTAAGAAAATAGCGGGTAAGTATGGAGCTAACTCGTTTGCGTCCAGCGCTCCAGAACCTGAACAGATCTATCTTGAGGAACATTGGGAATTAAACAGCGACGGTGGGTTTGAACGTCAGCGCACTTCCACTTTAGGAATACTGATTTTAAGTAAAGATATCGAGCACTTAGAGTTTTTCCGCTTCGAACAGCAGCAAACAACCAATCCATAGAGATAGAGGATTTTGTATATGTCAGAAACTAAAAAAACTTATACGGAAGATGGTTACAAGCCCCTTGAAAAGGGTTATCAACCTAAAAATGATTTGGCTAACAATGGTTTTCAGCCTGTTAAGCAAACCTCTCAACCGGCACCACCTCCCAAAAAGCCTTAATTCACTGTGGGGGAATAATTTCCCCCAATGCTTTGCTATCCAGCGACACCACGTAAAAGCCTAGCGCGGCAAAGTTGTTCTTGCCCCGCGCTGCTGGTAGGTGTGTGGGGTTTTGCACCACTTAGGTCTAACCTTCTAGTCGCAATACTGTTTAAACTCAATTCCCATCCGCGGTACAGCGTCCGGTTAATGATTTGTTCATGCTGCACTTTCCTCAAACTGAACTCCACCTTCAATACCCCCCAGTTCATAAACGATCGAGACGTCATCCCGGTATTTGATAGGCATAGCGCTCCAGCCTTCACCTGCAGGGTCTTCATCATCGCCTACCAGAATAAAATCGCCGGCAGTTTCTACCGTTTGGTAATATTCGCCTTCGGTCCACCAACCCTCGGTATCTTTGATGCATTTGACTTTCATGCTGCGCCCCCCTTCACGAAAATTACCCAGTGCGTTTTGTCTGCTTTCCCGGTTCGTTGCCAGATGGCCGGCTGCTCGTCAGTGAGTGCCAGAATCTGGCTCACCGGTATCTGGGTCTCATTCCATTTGAAGATAAGGACGCCGTGTGGCCGCAGAACGCGAAAAGCCTCTTCAAAACCTGCGCGCAGGTCCTCACGCCAGGTGTCTTTGTTCAGGCGACCGTATTTCTTACCCATCCATGCGTTTTCGCCCACTCGTTCAAGATGCGGCGGGTCAAACACGACAATGGGGAAAGAGGCGTCAGCGAACGGCAGCGCGCGGAAGTCGGCGATAATGTCCGGGCTGATAACCAGGCTGCGCCCGTCACACAGGGTGTGCTGCTCGGAGCGAATGTCGGCGAACACTGCACGCGGATCCTGTTTGTCGAACCAGAACATGCGGGAGCCACAGCACATGTCGAGGATGGTTTGCTCAGTCATTTGGCCCCCTCGCGCAGTTGCTTCACGTGTGAATTATCCAGGGAACGGTAAGTCAAAGCTGACACTGCTTCGCTTTCATCAAAAATCTTATGCACGGTGTTGGATACGAACTCCTCCACCCCATCAGCCTTAATCCTGACTGCGAAGAGATCGGTGGCGGGGGTTTCCATATCGTTGTGAATTTGATCTTCCTTGTCAGCCCAGGAATTAAAGTTTTCTACTGCGTTAAAGCAATCTAATGCATATTGCTTCAGTCCCACATTCTCCGCAGCCAGCGCCTTAATCACCGCCGCGACCGACGCCGGGCCATCCTCGCCGCAGACTTCCATCATGGTTTTTTCCCATACGCGCTCTGCATTCAATGACGCGTCGCGTTCGGCACGTAATTTTTCAACTTCCGTAACCAACTCAGCGTTACGTTCTGCCAGCCCACTCAGTGTTAATCCGTTTTCAAATTGAATTGCCATGAATAGCCTCCTGAACATCTAAAACTCGCTGAAAAACAGGACTGCCAAGCAGGCTGTAATTCATCCCGGTAGCGGCCTTTGACACCATCCCAAGCCGTTTCATGTCAAAGTCGATGACGGCCCGCTGATCGCGGAAAAGCCCCAGACGACCATGCCGGACAACCTCGCCAGTCGCTTCTGCTTCGGAAAAATACCGTTGGACAGTAGCGCGGCTCAGGCCCAGTTTCTTCATTGCCTCGGCGGTCGTGAGGCGCCCCTGATGTCTGGTGATCCGAATCACTGCGCGGACGTACTCTCTGCGCTCAACTGCTGACAATGCTCTAGCCATTCATACCTCACTTAACGACGCGCAAATGGCGCACGTTTTTGCGATAGCTGTCCCATTCAAAATTCACCCACATACCGCCATCCATCTGGAGACGGTCAAGAATCCGCATACCCAGTGTTTCCTTCAGCGATTCATAGTTCAGGTTGGTTAGGATGCCGACAGGTCGCATGGAGGACAGCCGGCGATCGATAACCTGATTCAGGATGACTTTTTCACCGCTGCTTCCGCGCTGAATACCCACCTCATCAAGAATAAGCAGGTCCACATGACACAAATCGTCCAGCAATGACGCCTCTGACTGCCCGCCGTCATAGCACTCGCGAACACGTAGCATCAGGTCAGGAATAGTCACCACCAGCACAGAGCGGCCACCAGCCAGCAGGTGATTTCCGATTGCCGCCGCCAGATGGTTTTTCCCGGTGCCCGGCGCTCCGCTGAATACGAAACTCGCAAACCCAGAGCCGAAATGCTGCGCATAACTTTTCGCCATCGAGAGCGCCCGACGCTGGCCATCCGACTCAACCTGATAGTTAGCGAATGTGCAGCTGCGGTGCAGATCCTGAATTCCAGCACGTCCAAAGATTTTCTCTGCACGTGCGCGCTGGTTTTGTTTTTCCAGTTCCTCGCAGCACTTACGGCCTTCTTCGGCTTGCCAGGCACGCCATTCATCAACGCTGCCGAATTTTGGCTGAACGCCAGGGGGAATGAGTTTTTTCAGTCGCTCCAGTGCATTCCCGGTACCAATCATGTTTTTCATCGCTACCCCCTGAATCCCGATGGGATGGTTTTGTCAGGTTCCGAAATCTGATTGGGATCTCGTGCTCCTGGCACCTGCTGAATCGCCCACGGTTCGCTGAAATGCATACCAGGGCCAAAAAACGTTTTTGCCTGTTTCACGTACTGCGTGTTAAGGATTCCCTCGGCTTTAACGAAAGCTGCGTAACGCTCCACTCCTGCGAAGATTTCCGCCGTAGTGGTTCCATCCCTGATTCGGGCATTCCAGGCTTTGAAGGCATCGGATTTGCTGTTACCCCCTGCCCGCCTGGGATAAACCGACCAGACCTGCTCGAAATCATTCGGGTATATTTTTTGGGAATCAGGTTTATCGCTTTCGTCCTGGTTTTGATCTGCTGGGGGTGTGGCGGAGCCATGCCCCGAATTATCTTCTTCCTGATCCTGATCCTGTTCCTGCTCCTGATCCTGTTCCTGGTTAAGGAACGGTTCGAGAACCCTTTCGGAACCCTTTAGTTTTGCGATGCCGATGTGGGATATTGCCGAGGCTAAAACCCGCGCCAGCTCTGGCTTCACCGTAGATTTGTCCGGGACCTGATCAAACAAACGAAGTGCTGCAATTCCCTGGTTTGGGTTTTCAACTGAATTCCAGGTCAGAAAGTTACGAATTAGCACCCATTTCGATGACGAATCACGCGTTGCGAAACCGTTAGCCGATAGCTCATCAAACCCTTTCGAAACCCTTTCAGGAGTCCATGCAAGGTCTTCCGAAACGTATCCATCAGGCAGCCTGAAGCATCCGATCATGTTTGTGTGTTGCCCGGTGAGCAGGTACAGCGCCAGCAACCTGGCATCATCCGATACCCGGCGCATTCCATCGCTTATCCAAAATGATGTATGCACCTTGCCGTAATCACGCATAGAGACCCCGTTGTTGCTTAAACTGGTGTGTTTTCATCACCAAGCACCCACCGCAAAGCCTCAGCGTATTCGCCACTGGCGGTTTGAAGTTGCTGGGTGATTTCCTTACGGGATTTGAGACGAGGCTTTGTGTCACCGAGAACAGCGCGCTGGCGGCGAGCTTTCTCGTGGCCAGTTACACCCTCTGCCGCTGCCTCTAACTGTTTGACCGTTTCCCGTTGCTTTTCCGGTGGCATATCGACCAGTTGACGCGCTTGAGTGACAGTGACTTTTCCAGCCTCAACCGCCGCCTGGACGGCCTGCGTAGCATCCAGTAGAGCCACGGTTGCCTGGACCGTTTTTACGCTGCAGCCAAAAAGCAGGGCAATGTCATTTTCGTCATGACCGTATTCCATCTGCTGAACCATTTTTTTTGCCCGGCCCAGTGGGGTATCTGGTTGCGTGATCTCGTTTTCGCTGACCATGTATTTGGCCATTTGAATTGCCGAGCCGCGCTTAGCTATACCGGGTACCGGCCAGGGTTCCAGCCCTGCCCGCTTTCTCCTAGCGTTTGCTTCCATAGCGTTCTTTACGCGCTGCCGACCTGCAACCACGCAGGTTTTCCCTGTCTCTGGGTCCTTCCACACGATAATCGGTTCGAGTACCCCAAGCTCCATGATGTTGAGGATCACAGCTTCATTAAGCGGTAGGTGTACTCGTTCATCGTAAAGCGGGTGTGTTGTATCGGTAACCAGATGCAAACTTTCCGGTTCGAAAAAAAGAACATTGCTTTTGCCGCTGGCGCCGTATGCGTCGATAGAATTTTTAGCCATGGGCGCCCCCATTATTGATATTCAGTTGGTTCGTGTTCATAATTTCCCCTGTGAATTGATCCAGTTAATTCGCAACGAAAGCCGTAGGTGTTGCAGCACCGCGGCTTTCACCTTTCTGAGTTCCAGCATCACGTCACTCCTAGCATTGAAGTGACAATGGCCATCAGCGGCGCCGTTAACTCAGGGTCTATCCGGAACATCTCGACAATTCCCTCGCTCAGTTCTTTCAGCTTCTGATGGCGTGGAGCCCCCACAGCAACGGCAATCTTTGCTTCGCTGGTTTCTTTTTCCAGACGAGCCAGGCGGGACATAAAATTGTCTACGGGAAAAAGACGGTGACGGTATTCCAGCGGAAGAACGGCCATGATCGCCGGTGTAAGAAGGCGAACATACTCGCGATAGCGCTCAGACTCGGCCGGGTTGTCCAGGTAGCGAAAAAGCTTCTGCCGGGCACGGCTGATGTCAGAGGGAAATTCAATTTCATCCCCGCCCTGCTGCCGCCATTCTTCGATGATGTGTGCCGACACAACATCCTGACCTTCAGCTGCAGCCCAGGCGCGTACGGCTGAACGAATGCCGTCGTGATCTGCATCTCTCAGCTGATTTCGCTTTATCAAAGCCTCGGTCTTGAATCCGGTATTTTGTTGAAAGGACATTATTTGCATGGTCAGCCTTCCTGTTTCGGCAGGCCGTCAGTTGGATTTGGGTAGAGATCGGGGCGCAATTCGTGGGGAGTTACGCCTGTTATGTTGAAAATAGGGAAGATGTAGCTTGGCGGGACGATCCCATGATTCCGATTCTTCCAGTGACTAACGGACATACTAGTTACACCAAGCGCAATACTTAGTTTCCTAGCTGAACCAGCGGCTTCTATTGCTTTATCTAGTGCGGTCATGTGCTTCTCCTGTTTAACAACAAGAGTAAACCACAGATTTACACTATCTGCAAATTATGGATTTATTGTGTGTGTAAACCAAATCTTTACAATGATTCTATGAGAAAAGAAGAACCCAACCTCGTTCTGGTAGAACGCCTTACCGAGATCACTGATCGCGGCGTTACCAAGGCAGACATGGCACGTATAGCTGGAGTCACCCCTCAGGCCGTAAACGGCTGGTTCAAGAAAGGCGTGATTAGTAAGAAATCAGCACTAGCAATAGCCGACGCTGTTGGTATTTCTGTCGCCTGGCTACTCGGAGAAGACGTTGGTGAGAAAGACGGACTTAAGCCGGATGAACAGCGTCTACTAGAGCTCTATCGCCAACTGCCAGAAGAAGAACAGCAGAACATCTTAAGGATCGTGTCGTTGCGTCTGAAAGAACTCGATGAGCTGTACGCTAAGTACATGGGACGGCGGATAAAGGGGGATATTGAGTAACACTATGCTCACGAAAAGGAAGTATGGCAATGACATTTACATGATGGATAGCAGCTCTGTTGAGTAATAAAGTCCAGGACTGGTCAGCCAAAACCCGAAAAATCTTCGTTGTTGCCGTGGCGTTTTAACCGTTTCAAGCGCATAAAAACTAAGGCTTCAAAATGAACAATCCCTGCAAACTGCTTAGTGTCACTGTCGCGCTCAAAAAAGATGGCATCACAATAGACTACCTTGCTGGACATCATGAACTTATCAGCGGTATTACTCAGGGTGAAAAAAGGTCTGTGCTGGTGACGTTTGGTCTGTATGCTCGACCAGGAGTTCCTGTAGGTATCTACGCATCAGTTACTCCGAAAGGAAAAGAATCCCCACTAGGCAGCACCAACTATTCAGAAAGCTATTATAAAAATCTGAGGTCAGCTCCTGTTGATAACGAAATGGGGGTATTTTTGATGACCTTAGAAGTCAAGGACGTTATTTTCGAGCAGGACGGTTTATATGAAGCTAATGTCCGCGTCTTCCCAAATGATGCAACACCATCTGAAAATAACCAAATTGATTCAATTCAGTGTTTCTTCTATGTGGTGACATCGAAGGGAGGTTGGAATGCAACCGAATAAGTTAGTTGTCGTTACTCCTGGTTTCCCGCCATCTCTTGATTCGTCATCACAGGGAGATCATACTCTAACATATGATAGCGGTAATGGAGGGGGGGGTATGGAGCAGCGATTAGCAGTTCTAGAGGCTAAAGTATCTCGTATTGAATCTGATGTGGCTGAATTAAAAGGTTCCGTTGCGGTTGTTGATAAAAATACTGCAGTGATTCTTGAACGTCTTGATAGCATAAAAGATTCTCTGGCAAAGAAACCAACATCTGACTTAGTAGACAAAAAAATTGCAGAAGCGAAAGTCTCCCAAATAATCTGGACGATTGGTTCAGTATTGGCAATTGTCTCTATTGCCTCTGGAATTGTTATCAAGGTCCTTCACGCTTAAAACCCGGCCTTGCTCCGCTTTTTTATACCTTCCCTCAACCCACCCCGAACTTCCCTAACCGACTCCGACCATAGCGTCGGTTTTTTTTGCCTGCGATTCACTGGCTATCTCTCAAAAACGCTTATGCAAACCTGTGATTTACACTACATATAAACTCAATATTGACACAACAATAAACCAGTGATTTAATCAAGCTTACCAAGACGCACCACGAACCACCAAGGCATGGAGCTCACGAAGTAGCTGCCGGCGGCATACGAAGCACCGGATGAGGTGGAGAGATCAACGCGCAGTAGGTTCAAACGTTCCGCTGGCCACGTAATGGCTGAGGTTGAAATGAGTAAGCAAGGCATCAGAGCAATGGTCATTTCAGCAGTTATTGGGCTATTCATCTGGATTGCGCTTATCAGCACACTGAAGGAGATATTTCTATGAATGATTTCGCACGCAAACCCGCTCGTCAGCAGGCTGTTCGTTTAAATCCGCTGTCAGCTTTCATCCGCCGGGTGTGCTACATGCTCGCGCAAAAAGGAGACCCTTCATGAGCACGATGTTTGCCCTGGTTCTCACCATCAGCATGCTGACGGGCGGTAATCAGGATGTCCTGCTCGGCGTTTACGACACTGAGAATGACTGCAAGGCAGCCGCAGAAGAGCAACACGTGAAAGCTGAATGTTATCCGCTGAAAGGTGTAGTGGACGAGCATCCAGCCGGGTTCACGGTGCAAATGTAGGGGGGAAGAATGCAGAAGAAATGCGGTTACTGCCGTAAAGCAATCGAGGGAAAACCAGTGGTAAGCACCCTGTTGTACCTCCAGGGGAACCAGCTCGCACGGAAAGAAAAAGAGTATTGCTCAGAACGTTGCGCCTCTCACGACCAGATGGCTCACGAGGGCTAACGTAAACCCGCCGAAGCGGGCTGTACGTCCGGTGCCACCGACCAAAGTTACACCGGAAATTACCAAAACCAATGACCACCCTGAATGGGCGCTACCAATGGCCCGGGGGATTCTACATCCAAAATAGAGGCTATCACATGGAATATTTTTATCTGATAAAAGCGACTCAAAAATCGGGTAAAGCTGATGCCGTAATCTGGCGCACTAATAAATCAGAAGCCCGCGCTCTACTGCAGCTCGACGTCGATCTGGAAGACGCTGGGATCGAAACTGGCCGCGGCAAAGACTATCAAAAACCAATTCGTACCGATTTCCCAGTATTCAATGACCTTCCGGCGGAGGGTGTTCTCGATTACTCATGGTGCGAACGCTACCAGCTCGGCGACGATGGTCGCACCTGGGCTCTGAAGCCAGGTCAGGTACCTGCGGATCATCACATCGATGATGCCGGAGTATCTGCTGAGCCCGTTAGTGGCGAGCTGGTTGATGCCAATAATACTGGCGACGTGGCACAAGATGAGACCGTGGAAACTTTCGGTAGCGATGAATACCAGGACGATTCGAGCGCGCTTTTTAACGTGGCAGAACTCCCCTTTCGCGCTCAGTTGCTGGCGCAGTACATGGCTGAAGAACGTCACGTTTATCATATCAGCATGCCTCACCGGCAGGAGCTGTCAGTTCTTGAAATGGACACTGATAACGCAGCCGTCCAGGATCTGATTCTGGCCGCCGAGAATATCCCTGAAATCAAAAAATACGATATGCCGGCGCTCTGGAAATTCACCAGTGCCAATAAAAAAGTCTTCCCGGAAGGGAAGCGGCATGAGCTCGGCAAGCGTATCCAGTTTGCAAAGCTGTGGTTCGCCACGAACGCGATTGACCGCGGCATTCTCACCAGGGAATGGGCTGCCGGTAACTGTATTTCTTCAGTTATGAAAACTGATGCAGGAACTAATGCTGGCGGCGGTAATAAAACCGATCGCAATCCCGACTACACCCATACCCTTGATACGCTCGATGTAGAAATAGCCCTGGCCACAATGCCAATGGATTTCGATATCTACAATTTCCCGGCATCAATTCACCGCCGGGCCAAAGAGATCGTCCAGAAGAAAGAAAGTCCGTTCAAGGAATGGTCGGCTGCCCTGCGCAAAACCCCTGGCATCCTGGATTATTCGCGTGCGGCGATTTTTGCACTAATCAGGGAAGCATCCAGCGGAATAACTCCTTTTCCAGATCGGTTGCGTGGCTACATCAACGCAAATCTGACTGAGCATAAGCATGACGCCCCTTCCCCTGAAACGCTTGAAAAAGCTGGTCATGTTTCATCTGCCGCCGTCACTCTGGACGCTGTGAAAAAGGCTATCGATGGAGATGAAGGTGTGCCTGACCTGGAAACTCTCTCAACTGACTTTCAGGTAATTGGCACCGAACTGGTGAAAGAAGCTCAAAAGAAACGTCCTGACGCTGATCAGGTTCTGGCCGCCGAACGTGGCGAATATGTCGAAGGTATCAGTGACCCCACGGATCCGAAGTGGATAACCGAAGACCTGACCAAACCCAGAGCCCCGGAAATTGCAAATCTCGGCGGCGGAATGTTTTCAATTGAAGGCCTTATGACTTCACCGGCTACTGATGCCACCGAAGAAGGAACCACCAGCAATGTGCAGATGGAAACGGCTCAGCCGGTCGAAGACGAAAATGATAATGCGGTATCAGCAGGCGAAGGCGCTGATGAGCCTCCTGCGCAAACAACTGCCGTGAACATGAGCAAAATACTGGCTGAACGCTGCCCGGATCTTACCGCCGCAGTGCTGAATAGCCAGGTTTCCGAGAGTGCTCACAGTGATGATGAGGAAGAGGCTGAACAAATAGCGCCAGCATGGCCGGAGTATTTCGAGCCAGGTCGATATGAAGACGTGCCAAATGAGATCTACCACGCCGCTAACGGTATCAGCTCCACGATGGTTAAAGATGCACGGGTATCGCTGATGTATTTCGAGGCGCGCCACGTATCTAAAACCATCCAGAAGGTACGCTCCCCTGTTCTGGATATGGGAAATCTGGTGCATGCACTGGCGCTGCAGCCTGAGCAGCTGGAAAAAGAATTCAGCATCGAGCCGGAAATCCCGGAAGGCGCCTTCACCACGACTGCGACGATCCGCGCGTTTATCGACGAGTACAACGCCGGGCTTCCGCCGCTGTTGAGTGCTGACGATATCAAGACGCAGTTGGAGGCGCACAACGCCACTCTGCCCGCTCCTGTACCGCTGGGCGGCGACAAAGATGCAATTGGCATTGCGTATCTGGAATTACCTGACGAGTTCAAGCGAATCGTTGGTGACGATAAAAACTTTACCGCGTCAGCAATGAAGGCCTGCATCAAAGAATACAACGCCACCCTGCCAGCGCCTGTTAAAACCAGCGGCAGCCGTGATGCCATGTTGGAACAACTGGCGATTATCAATCCTGACATAGTTGCTCAGGAAGCACAGAAGCCGCAGCCGCTGAAAGTATCAGGCACTAAGGCGGATCTGATTCAGGCCGTGAAATCGGTTAAACCGGTTGCCGTGTTTGCCGATGAGCTGCTGGATGCATGGCGCGAGAACCCGGAAGGAAAAGTGCTGGTTACCCGCCAGCAGCTGGCTACGGCACTGGCCATTCAGAAAGCGCTGTTGAATCACCCGACCGCCGGCAAGTTATTGACGCACCCGAGCCGTGCCGTCGAGGTGAGCTATTTCGGCATTGATGAGGAAACCGGTCTGGAAGTTCGCGTGCGTCCTGACCTTGAGATAGACATGGGCGGCCTGCGCATCGGTGCGGACCTTAAAACCATCAGCATGTGGAACATCAAGCAGGAAGGCCTACGCGCGAAACTGCACCGGGAAATCATCGAGCGCGATTACCACCTGAGCGCGGCTATGTACTGCGAAACCGCAGCCCTTGACCAGTTCTTCTGGATATTCGTCAACAAAGACGAGAACTACCACTGGATCGCCATCATCGAGGCATCCGAAGAACTACTGGAACTCGGCATGCTGGAATACCGCAAAGCTATGCGCGCGATCGCGAACGGTTTCGACACTGGCGAATGGCCGGCGCCAATCACTGAGGATTACGCCGAAGAACTCAACGATTTTGATTTGCGCCGTCTCGAAGCGCTGCGCGTACAGGCATAAGGGGATATGACGATGGAAAACACCAATATTGTTACCACTGAGCAACAGGCTCCAAATACCATTTCTGCCAGTAACGCCATCTTCAACGTGCAGGCGCTCGGCCAGCTAACGGCATTTGCAAACCTGATGGCAGATTCTCAGGTGACGGTACCTGCACACCTCGCGGGTAAACCAGCCGATTGCATGGCGATCGTTATGCAGGCAATGCAATGGGGCATGAATCCCTACGCAGTAGCGCAAAAAACGCATCTGGTAAACGGTGTGCTTGGGTATGAAGCCCAATTGGTCAATGCGGTAATCGCCAGCTCAAGCGCCATTCATGGCCGCTTTCACTATCGTTACGGAGGCGACTGGGAGCGCTGCACCAGGACTCAAGAGGTCACCCGGGAAAAGCACGGCAAAAACGGGAAATACAATGTCACCGAGCGTGTACGAGGCTGGACAGATGAGGACGAAATCGGGTTATTCGTCCAGGTCGGCGCGATTCTGCGCGGTGAATCGGAAATCACCTGGGGGGAGCCACTTTATCTCTCTGGAGTCGTCACACGTAATTCTCCTTTGTGGGTTTCTAACCCGAAACAGCAAATCGCTTATCTGGGCGTCAAATACTGGGCGCGGCTGTATTGCCCGGAAGTCATCCTGGGTGTTTACAGCCCGGATGAGGTTGAACAAAGGACCGAGCGAGAAATAAACCCGACGCCGGCGCAAAGAATGTCTGTGGCAGAGATCACCAGCGGAACAGACATCACCACCAGCGCGCAGGATTCAGCTCTCAATATTGATTCCCTGGCAGATGATTTCCGTGACCGCATTGAGCGCGCCGAATCGGTCGATGCAGCAAAAGCCATCAGGGCGGATCTGGATAAAGAGAAAGCTGTGCTGGGCACTGTTCTCTTCACCGAGCTGAAAGGTAAAGCCGTGCAGCGTTATTTCATGGTTGACGCCAGAAACAAAGTTGAGGCCGCGATCAACTCTCTACCTAATCCCGGAGAACCGGAAGCCGTCGAACTGTTCGCTAAAGCTGAAGGCATTCTCAACGGCGCGAAACGCCACCTCGGTGATGAACTGTATGACCAGTTCCGCATCACCCTGGACGACATGAAACCGGAATACGTGGGCTAAGGGAGGCGGGAGGGTTCGCCCTCCCGGTAACGATATGACGAAAATTACTGAATGCGGAATGATTTTTAACGCTGAGATGGTGCGGGCGCTGCTGAGCGGCAGGAAGACACAGACCCGGCGAATCATCAAGCCGCAGCCAGAGGCAACATTAAGCGGAAGTTTATCCGGTAAGTGGTTAAGCAGACCTCTTAACGGACTGTTGTTGCCGAAAATTGAAGATATCGCAATCCATTGTCCGTTCGGTGTCGTCGGTGATCGCATCTGGGTGCGTGAGACGTTTCAGGGGCCACTGTTCAACTACGACCTAATGGATAGCTATTGCAAAGACCCCACTCCGTTTGAGAAGCCCGAATTCTGCGTTTACAAGGCTGATGGAGTGCCAGCGCCAGAATTTTACGATGCAGATGATGAACTGCATTGCTGCTGGCGACCATCTATCCACATGCCGCGCTGGGCCTGCCGCATTCTTCTGGAAATCACCAACGTGCGGGTTGAACGACTGAAGAGTATCAGTGACGGCGATGCGATACGCGAAGGGTGCAGTACCGCCGACATGATGAGTGGCGACTGTGTAGCTGATGTGTTCGCGCGCCTGTGGGTATCAATCTACGGCTCAGATAGTTGGAATGCCAACCCCTGGGTTTGGGTTATCGAGTTCAAGCGCGTTGAAGGCGGTGCAGCATGAGTCTTAAACATCGATTACCTGAGCTGGAAGCCAGCATCGACCCGGCAGCATTGCGCGCAGCCGCCGACGAATATTCGGATCTGCTTCTGACTTTGTGCTTATGCATGAAGATGGCCGGCCCCACCCGGGCAAACGTGCGCGCCTGCGCCACCGAGCTTAAAAAACGCCTGACAACCTGGCACAGCCAGAAAGAACTCAATGCAATTCTGTCTAGTTGGGATCCCGTTGGCTATGTTCTCGGCCTCCGCCGGGAGGCGAACGACAACGCGGTCGCAGCTGGCGATCCAGTTGATGTTTTTGTGTGAGGTGAATATGCGACTGATTAACCGAAGCAAACAATCACCGCTGGGCCGCCAGGCGTGCGATGCGGCACTGGCAAAACATGTTGAGCTTTATGGCGATTATGGCAGGCAGAAAATGAAGCGGACCTATACCGTCGTGGTTCAGGGCACAAAAATCACTGTTGAGGTTGTTAATAGGAATTGCAGCTACGTGGCCACGGCCATGAACTGCGCCCGGCGGCTCCGGCATTTACCCGGACAGGTTTCCTGATATCGAATTATCAATTCGACGCGGCAGACCAGCTTAAACTCGGTCTGCCGCCTGTGAGGTGTTTATGGCACAGGTCGTTTTTAATGAAGAATGGATCGTTGAATCTCGCCTGACCGAGAGAACTGGACTCACGCAAAGGCAGATAAAAAGTTATCGACTTGGATCATGGATCGAAGGCGTCCATTTCAAAAGGCTTCCCCAGACAGAAGGCGCATGCAAAGAGCGTGCTGTCATTTGGTACAACTTACCCAAGATAAATCAGCTCGTACAGGACGCATGATGACGGCATTACCTACTGGTGTAGAAATTCACAATGGAAAAATCAGGATTTGGTTTCTCTTTCGCGGCAAACGCTGCAGGGAAACACTCAAGGGATGGACTGTTAACAATGCCAACATCAAAAAAGCAGGAAATCTTAGAGCTGCAATAACTGGCGAGATACAAATGGGAACTTTCGAATATGCAAGTCGGTTCCCTGAGTCGAAATCGAAGACATTTGGCGGGGAGGCTCAACCGGTAGAAACATTTGACGACCTCTGCAATCTTTTCCTTGAAAATAAAAGGCTTGAGATTGCAGAGTCATCCTACTTCAATCTCAAATCAATGCTGAGGGTCCTCACTCGGATCATCGGTAAAAACACGCTGATTAAAGATATCCAGCACCACGACATCCTGGCCTGCCGTAGAGAGCTTCTTTACGGCGCTGTTATCCACGATGATTCCCCTTGGCTGAACAAGACTGGCAGAGCCGTTAGTACGGTAAATTTTCGCATTAATGCACTATGTCTGATGCTCAAGTTTGCCCACCAGAGCAAGTTTGTATCCCATGCGGCTTACGAGAATATTCGTCCATTAAAAAAGGAAAAAACCGTTCCGGATCCATTGCTTCAAGATGAGTATGAGCTATTTATTAACGCAATTACGGAATATCACGCAAGAATTTGGCGGGTTGCGATTTTTACAGGACTCCGTCACGGTGAAATTTGTGCGCTCGCCTGGGAGGATGTAGACCTCCAAAACGGGAAGATTTACGTAAGCCGCAACGTCACGCAAAAGGGAACGTTTTGCCCGCCAAAGACTAAGGCTGGTGTCCGTACAATCACTCTTCTAAAACCAGCGCTCGAAGCATTACGGGAACAATTTGAGCTAACTGGTCATCTTGACGCGACTAATATCGTTTTCCATCACAGGGAGATAGGAAAATCTGAGCAGCAGGCTCTTCGCTTCGTGTTTCGCCCAAAACCTCAATCGAAGAGTAAGGCCGGGTTCTATTCCCGAGGTTCAATATCTTACAGCTGGAAAAGAGGGATGATGCTTGCGAATTTGAGAAGCCGCGACCCTTATCAGTCAAGGCATACCTATGCATGCTGGTCTTTATCTGCCGGAGCAAATCCCTCGTTCATTGCCAGCCAAATGGGGCATGAAAATGCCAAAATGGTTTATACCGTTTATTCAAAATGGATTGGCGATATGGACGAAGATCAGGTCGGGCTACTCGATAGCAAATTCGCAAAGATGTCCCTATAATGCCCCCAAGACTAAAAACATGATAAAATTTTAAAATAATATCAATAACTTAAAACAAACCGGTAAAGTTAATACCGATTTATGCAATAGCAGATGACCCGGTTCCTGTTTATCGCACAGCCTGGAGAAGGAAAAGTGACAGTGTCACCTAAAGACCAACAAGGCCGAGAAGGCGCAGGTCCGGTGGTCAGGATAAGAAAGCGCCAGTCCGTGACGCTTTCGGAAAGCAACAATCGCCGCTCGCCAGGCCGCGATCCAGGGAATGAAAACTGTGATGAAACGGGTAAATGGATTGCCAGGCAGGGTCGCGGTTGGCTAGGTGCCTTTTCTGACCAGCCGGGCGGCCTGAACAAAAACCTCATCTTCCACCCCGTCCCCCTTCTGTCTGCCCAGTCTCACCAGTTCATCCACGATACTCCCCTGATTAATCTGCTTCTGTGTAGCCACTAAGCTAATGACCGCCGCGCCGATGGCCATGCCAATCAATGCCGTTTGTTCATCTTTATCTTTCATGGTGTCGCTCCGTCTGTCCTCCAGAGAAAGGCTAGCAAAAGATACCACCAGCTCAATTTCAAATTCATCTTCTTTACACCTCCCGGAAAACGCAGGCGCCGCGCTGACCTCTCCTTCCCCCTGGTGGCGATGGCGCAAAGCGCTGCCGCCTCATACCGGGTCTTTATTTTGCCAGCTTCACGTTGCGCGGAAATAAATAAAAATAACGCGCGCGCCGAAGAGTAAAAAAAGGAAATAACAGCCTCAGCGATAAAACCAGATTATTCCAGCAGGGAATAGCTGGGATGCTAATATTTCATTTCCCCACCGGTTTTTAGAAGCCTATAGTTTTTTTGCCTGCAGAACATCCACTTAGGTTAAAAGACATAAGGACATAATAATGATTGTTTCAGCCCCCAGCGATTATCGCGAAGCCGCTCGTCGCCGTCTGCCCCGCTTCCTTTTTGATTATATTGACGGTGGCGCGGTGGCGGAAAATACCATGAACGCCAACGCCACCGAGCTTGCCTCGGTAGCCCTTCGCCAGCGCGTGCTGTGCGGGGCGGGCGAACCGACGCTGGCCACCACGATCCTTGATGCTTCATGGGCGATGCCCGTGGCGCTGGGGCCCGTCGGCGCCACCGGGATGTACGCCCGCCGCGGCGAAGTTCAGGCGGCCCGCGCCGCCTCCCGCGCCGGGATCCCGTACACCCTGTCCACGGTGTCGGTCTGCTCGATTGAAGAGGTGGCGAGCCAGGCCAGCGGCGCGCTCTGGTCCCAGCTGTACGTGCTGAAAGATCGCGGCTACATGCGTAATGCGCTGGAGCGCGCGTGGGCCGCCGGCATGAAAACCCTGGTATTCACCGTCGATATGCCGATCCCCGGCTCGCGGTATCGGGATAATCGATCAGGCATGTCCGGGCCGCACGCCACCCTGCGACAGTATCTCCAGGCCTGCACTCATCCACGCTGGGCAATGAACGTCGGGCTGGCGGGCAGGCCCCTGTCGTTCGGTAATATAGAAGCCTACACCGGCCACAAAATGACCATGGACGACTACATGGGGTTCATCAGCAACAACTTCGACCCGTCCATCGCCTGGCACGATCTGGAGTGGATCCGCGACAGCTGGCAAGGGAAATTAATCATCAAAGGGATCCTCGATGCCGACGATGCGCGCAATGCCGTACGCCTCGGCGCCGATGGCATTGTGGTGTCGAATCATGGCGGCAGACAGCTCGATGGCGCCATCCCCACTGCCCGGGCGCTACCAAGGGTGGTGGATGCGGTCGGCGACGATCTGACGGTGCTTGCTGATTCCGGGGTGCGCTCCGGCGTGGACGTCATTCGCCTGCTGGCCCTCGGCGCGAAGGGCGTGCTGCTCGGGCGGGCCTATATTTATGCCCTGGCCGCGGCGGGCGAAGCGGGCGTGGCGCATCTGCTGCGCTTATTTGCCGAGGATATGAAGGTCACCATGACCCTCACCGGCGCGACCTCGCCATCGGCCATCAGCCTCGATTGCCTTGACCGTCTCGAACAGGATCAACATCGCACTCATGCGGTGCCGGTATCCTTACCCGCCTGA